GTGCCGATGTCAAAGCAATTCGCGGTGCGCCGCGGCCTTGGCAAAGACCTCGATGTGTCCCAGTCGGGATTCAAAGGTCACCTGTATGTCGCCGTCCACAAAATACACCCGGTGACGCCGGGACATGGCGGACCAGACCGGAAACGTATAGCGGGGGTCGGCCACGCCGTTAAAAACCAAGTGGCGGTCAGCGTTGCAATCAACAGAGTTTATTTTCATGGCTCAATATCGCGCAGGTCGCGCGCCTTGTCAAATTTAAAAAGTTGAGCGGGGTGGGGTTGTGAACCCACTGGCACCCAGTAGCTACCCGGGCGTCCTTACAGAATTTGCTGACCGTCGTCGGCCTCTCCGCTCGTAAAATTTGGTGACGGCCCGGGGACTCGAACCCCGGCGCGTGCAGCAGGCGTATCAAGAGTGTTGACGCTCTCTCCAATCCTGGTCAACCTGCACACGGAAACCAACGCCATCAGCTGAGGCGGGTCACCCTCCACCGGGGGTTCCGCGGGTCGCGTTTGCAACCGCCTGCCGCTTCCACCCCAATAATCGGACTTTCCGATGGCTCTCGCCCGTCCGGGGTGACGCGCCTCAACCGACAAAAATCACTGTCGGTGGCGTGCGCTCCCGCACATTGTTTGGGCACCCCCAAACCACCGACATAGTAAAGTGCCACACGTCCATCAAACCGTCAAGCGGGTTTCGCAACGTATTTTTTTCTGTCCAGCGTCCTCAACTGACATCGACTGAAGAAGGCGAACCGACCGTCGTCCGCGACCACTGCCGCGGGGGCGAACCCTTTCCTACGACCGTTTCGCCTGCTTCAATCGACACCCATAAAGTGCCACACGTCCATCAAACCGTCAAGCGGGTTTCGCAACGTATTGTTTTACGGGATATAACACCAGCTTAAACCGAAACTTAGATATCCGTGGAACCCGAACCAACTCGGCCCCTGCCGGGACATTTCCCCGCCGCCCATATTTTTTGCCCGTGCGTGCGTCGGCATAGTCGTGCCGCGGAGTTTTGCGCCCCTCATCGGTGCGGCCATCGGCCACCCAGTTCGCAGCGCGATAGATGGTCCCGGCGTGCCCGGCGCTGGGGTCCGCGTAGGATACAAGGAACTGCACTTCGGGATGGTTGCGGCGAATGTATTTCACGCTGCCGGAAATGGCCCATGTTTCGGCATTGGCGGGCACCTCGTCAAGCAGGTAAAGTCTGGCTAGCTCCCAAGTTTTTCCCCCATACCGCACATCCGACTGTTTGGGCGGTGCCGAGTATAGCACCATCCCAACCAGCTTACCAAAAGAAAAAATGCCGAGGGATAGCAGGACAATGGCGGGGCGTTTTTTGAGATAATGGACAGCGACGAATGGAGCGACCGCGCGCAGAGATACCGGCCGCAATTCCGAATTTTTACGCCATTCGGAGTCAAAGACAGGTCCAAAGGGTTTCATGGTCAAGCGGGTTTCGCAACGTATTTTTTTCTGTCCAGCGTGCGGTGGTTGTCGTCCGCCCGATTCAGCCAGACCGTTTTCACCCGGCAGTCCGGGAGGGACACCGCCAAGACAAGGTCCCAGCCCGGGCGGGAGGGCAGCGCCTGCCTCACCAGAACCCCGCTGGCGCGTCGGAACCACGTCTCGACGTGGACGATGGTCCAGGCGTCCAGGGCCAGGGAAACGGGCAGCTCGTGCGAGCGCAGCCCGTCCTGGAAGGCGGCTTCTGCCGCGTGCCGGGTGTAAACCAGCCGGGAAAAATTCACGGCTCGGACTTCTGCCACCAAAGGGGCGGGCAGGTAGATGTCGCGGTGGAAGTCTAGTCGCACGGCAGGTCCTTCCACACCCAGAGCGGGTGTCCGCCGTTCTCGTCCGGCAGCGCGATGTTGATGCGCTCCTGGATTTTCGCGGTAACGTTGTTGCACTCGATTGCCGCCGAACAATATTCGTCGAGGTCGTCGGACTGAAACCGCAATGCACGGCGCGCGGCTTCCTCAGAGGCGTGCTGCGAGGCGACGACGGTGAAAACGATTCGGAATTGCTTTTTCATGGGATTACGTTCCGTAAGTGCCCCAGTCCGGCATGGCCGGCGAGATGCTAGCTATCGTGGCATCAAGCACATGCGCGTCGATGGGCGTGTGCTCGTAGGCGCGCACCACATACGCGTCGGGCTCCTCGCGATAGAATTTTTCCAAGGCCGCCCGCAGGCTGTCCGCGCTCAGGTCGCGGCGGTTTACCACCACGCCGTCTTTGCGGAATTTCCAAACAATCGAGTAGCTCATGGGAGTCAAATTTTGTTCACTTCCACACTGATGCGGCCCACTTGGTGGGGCGCCAGCGAACGACCGGAAGACGATATCAGCAGCGCATACTTGCGCGCGGACACCTTCACGAAGGGGCCGAGGTCGTCCATGAACGGCATCCCGTCATGGTTGAATTTGAACTTGTCGCCTACGGCGAGGTTTTTGAAGGTCGTTTTCATGGCACAATGTCGCCCAGGTCGGGCGGGTTGTCAAATTAAAGTTTGTCCACCGCCGCTGAAAGGGGGCGGTCCTCGCCGATGTGAGCAGCAATTTTTGCGATTAGCGCCTGTTCCAGCGTGACATCGTAGTAAGTGAACCCGGCGGGGGTTGATACGCAAAAGGTTACGATTGCCTTGTTGTTGCCGATACGATTGGCGCCGACGTGCACCGGATTGACCGAAATGTGTCGATGTTTTTTCATGGGTGTTGGATTCGCAACCGGCCCGGTGGAGCATTCGCAGGAGCGATAAGAACAGCCGCACTGGCGGCAAACGGGGTGGCCTAATGGATAGCTCATAATTATTCGTCGCGTTGGGGGTTCAAGCGGTTAAACTCCGCGGCCTCGGCCAGGGCGGCCTCGTAGTCCCAGGAGATGGTAACCACGCCCGTGCTGCCCATTCGCACCAGCGCCCAGCCCGGGCGCTGTTCGATGACCTCGGCCAATGGACTGATGGCGCCCTCGGTCAGCTCGGACAGCAGGAAAAACAGGTCCCGCGCTTCGTGGGTGAAAGCCTGTTGCTCGCGGCCTCCGGCGATGTGGGTGACGTGAAAGGTCATAACTGAATGTCGCTCAGGTCGGTGCGATTGTCAAACGACGGTCGCAAAATTTTTGTCCTCGCGGAAGTGGCACAAGTAGCTGTCGCTGTTCCAGCTACGGAAGGTGTAAAAACGGCCCTCGAACGACAGCACCTTTTTGTGGATTTTTTTCACGTCGTCCCAGCCGTCCGGGATGCGAATTTGCAGCCAGTGGGAGCCGTCCGCCTGCGTGATGGGCGTGACCGGGATGAACGCTTCGACTTTGGCAAGGTTCTTGCTCATGGGATTAGGCTAAGGTCATGTCGATGGACATCGGGACAAACACGAAGCTATACAGCGCGCGCTTGAACCAGTTGACGCGCACATCGTAGCGCGCATCAAGGAAGTGGGCCAATTTGTCCCAGGCGGTGAATTCGCCGGCAAACTTGCCATCGACCATCAGGAAGGACGTTTCGCGGAGGCCGCAAGGCGCGCTCAGGACAATCCGGGGGTGTTTCACGGGGGTTTTGAAGTTCATTCTCATGTGATAAGGTCGCCCAGGTCGGGCAGGTTGTCAAGCGGTGCGCGGGAGATTTTTCAGGTATTCGTATTGGCTCGGGGGGATGTCTTTGAAGTCGACCACCTCGAGGAGGGTCCAATGGGCCGAACCGTAGACTTTACCATGGCGCCGAGCGCGCGGGGACGCTGCGAAAAGCTCCACGCGCAGAGGCCAGCAGCACGCAAAGCCGGGCTCCCGCTGGGTCAGCTGGCGGATGGCCCGCGCGCGCAGCGCAGGCAGGGTTTTCCCGGACAGCGTGATGATGACGGCGCCCCGGAAGATAACCCGGGCGCGATAGGTGATTTGGTCGGTCATAAAATTAGGAAAGGCGAATCCAGGTGCCGCGAGCAAAAATGTGGTCCGCAAATTCTTGGTCGGTGAGCAGGCCGTCCGGGCAGGGACACGACCAGGACCACCGAGCGCCGGCATCTTCGTAGCGCACCGCGGCCAGCGCCTCCGCGCGCGTCGGGAGGCTGGGGAGGTTTTCCGTAAAAATCGTTGTATCATTCATGTGGGTAAGGTATCACGGGCGCGCCGCTGCGCAAGTCCGTAGTTCTACGGTTTGATTGCCCAGCGTTTCGCGTATTGCTCGAGCAGTCGCTGCGCGTGCCGGCGGGACAGCTTCACCGAGGGGGTGGAAACCAGCCGGGCCAGCCGGTGCATACTCACGCCGTAGGTGTAGCCGTGCCGCAGCATTTTCAGGATGTGCCGGGCGGTCACATCGGCCCCCCGTCCAGGAAAGCCACCGGCGACTGATGTGGCAGGGGGTATGTGCAGGGGCAAAAGTGAACGTCGCCCCAGGCGTCCGCCAGCTCCAGCCCCTCATTCATCTGGTCCGCGTAGATGTCCCGCACAACGGCCTCCTGGCTGATGTATTCGCCCGTGGAATTTTGCTCGCGCGCCAGCCGGGCGCAGTGTGCGCAGCCGGTCGCGTGCACAACGAATTGACCTTTGGACTGGTCGCGGAGGTTCGCTCCAAAAATGGTGAGTTTCATGGCAGCTCAGAGTAGACCGGCGTTCATCAGGTCCGCGTAGGCGCGCTGGTAGCAGCCCTGGAGGCTCCACAGCGTGCCGGTGGCGTGAAGGTGGCGGAACAGCTCAACCGTCTGGTCCAGGTCGAGCTCGCCCGATTCCCAGGCGATGATGCCGCAGACGATGTCGTAAGGTGGGTTTTTCATGGTCGTGGTGAATGAGGTTACAGCGCCGCCGGCACGAAAAAGCTCGAGCCGGACACCATGCGGGTGAGGTGGCTGCCCCAGTCCGCGCGCATCACGGTCGTGATGACCGGCAGCGGGATGGTCTGCCCGTTCCGGTTGAGCGGAGGCAGGGGGAAGTATTGGAGCTTCACCTTATCGGGGGTGACCTCGGTGATGGTGGCGCTGAAGGTGGCGCCGTCGCAGAACCGGCGATAAATCACCGCGGCTCCAATGTCTTTTTGGCTGAATGAGTTTTTCATCATGGTGTAAGGTATCACGGGCCTGCCGGATTGCAAGCCCGAGGAACTACGGTTAGGCATACCAGGAGCAATACGCCTTTTCGCCCGGGGCCACCCAGACGCAGACGCCGTAAGTCGCGGACAGGGCCGGGCGGGTGCCGCAGACGCTGATGCGCCGACGAGTTTCCGGACCGGTGAAGGCATCGCTCACCGGCTGCACGTAGCAGCACATACCGCCCCTGTCGCTGCCCGGAACGGGCTGGCTCGAGATGGGCCGCACGATGGCGTATTTCGCGGTGACGCGGACCACCTGATAGTAGTCCACGTTCGTCTGGTCGTAGCCCCAGGAGTTTCGGAAAATGTCGCCCACCTTTGGGAGGGACACAGCTTTGTCGAGGTCGTTCATAAAGTTAGAAATTAGGCCAATCGGGGGTGAGGTTTTGCACGGGCTGCTGGTCCGCGTAGAGCGCTTGCAGGCGGTCTTTGGCCGCGGTTAGCTCGGCGCTCAGCCGCTCGATTTCCTTGCGCATGGGGGTGGCAACCAGCTCCACCTCGGGGTTCTTGAGCGCGTAATTGCCGTGCGCGGTGGGCGCTTCTTTGCGCCAGACGGTCCAGCGGGCTAATTTGCGCGGGCAAACACACCCATCGGGCTCGCCGCTCGGCTTCAATTCACGCTCCGTCCAAAAAGTGAAGCCGCGCACCAGCGCCGACTTGCAAATCGCGGCCCCGGTCCAGATGTCGATTATGATTTTGCTCATGGGATAAGGTCGGCCATCCGTGGCCGGTTGTCAAGTGGTTAATTTTCTAGCTGAGGTTGGACCAAAACTGAGATGAATACATGGTGATGCCGCACGCTTTCAGGAAGGCCGAGTCTTTGAAGCGGGGGTTTTCGTTAGCGCAGACGCGGGCGATGCTGCCAGCCGTCCTGGCAATCGCCGCGGCGGCGTCGTGGTTGCCGGCGTCCTTGGCCAGCTGATAGTTCTCCGCAATCGCGGCGGCTAGTGCTTCAATATGTTTTATGCTCATGTGGTTGTGGATGTTGAGGTTACTGAGGCAAAGTTTTTGGAGAATCCATATTCTCTAGTCAATATCGTTCCTCGATATCCCCTTAGCCGAAGCCATGAGGCACATTCTCCGTATGTCCACCGTTCAGGAAAGTAGATTGTGGCAAGCATAGGTATCAGCCCCCGCCGTAAACGTGGAACCCGACCGCGGTGGAGTGCACGTCCGGTTCCCGGTCAAATTCGTAGTCGCGACCAGAATAATTGACCGACGCCTTGACCAAGCGGCGCGCGGTTTCCACATCGGGCGCCAGCGCGAACGCGATGCCGTCGGTGTAGTCGGACAGGACATTGTGCCAAACGTAAAGATTCATGGGTGAAAGATACCACGGCGCGCGGTATTCGCAAGTGAAGACCGATACGACCGAGAAGACCGGGGAACTACCTACGACGAAGGGCGAACCATTCCGGACCGCGTCGCACGAAACTGCGCTCGATGGGGTCCCATTGAAAACAATTCGCTTCGCCCTCGGCGCGCGCGTAGAACGGTTGCAACAGCTCGGACGTTTTGCCGTCCAGGTAACCGCAGGGACCCAGGACGAAAAGCACCATGCCGCAGAACGAAGCGGGCTCCACAACGTCGTCGGTGTGGAAAAAACTGGCACCCGCTTGGGACACCCAGCGCGCTAGTGCTTCATCGCTCAGCCCGGGGCACACGAAAACATCAAGCCGCTGCTCGCTTGGTATCGGCAGCATTTTGACGTAGCCCAGGTCGCCCGCGATGTCAGCCATTTGACGTCCAGATGGCGCCCCAACATTTCAGGCGGTAGTTGCGTATGTAATACACGCCCAGGCCGAAGCCGGTCACGATGACGTCGGACTTGTGCGCGGCATATTGCAGACACGTCACCATAACCAGTGCAGCAACAGCGCGCCGAGCAAGATGACGACGATGATTTCTTTCACGTCGTCGGACGTCCAGCGTTTCACTTGGGCACCCCGTTAATACGCTCCGGCTTGACCGGGAAATTGGTGTCCAGTAAAAACGTGCGACGCCACAGCGTGAGATAGAAAGTGCGCGTGACGTAACGCTCGTAGCCATCTCCCCACTCGAAGGGACCCACTTTGGTGAAGCGGAAACCGCGGAAGCTGGTGCGATGCGTGCCGAACTTAAACAGCGGTGGATATTTGTGGGCCATAGATTTTTTTGTAGCCGCGCTTCGTTTTGAAAAACGTCGGGTCCGCACTCAGTGCGACGCGCGGGAACGCCACGCCCTCGAGGTTCTCGTTGTATGCGGTCTTGTCGCTCGTGCGGTCCGCGTCGCCCTTGCCGGCGCCCTTCAGACCGAAGTTGCGGTTGCCGCCGCCACCGTGTTTGATGTTAGGATTCATGTGAGGTCATCCCGGTATTGCCGGCGCTTCTCATGCGCGCGGGCGTCGTCCTGGATGCGTCGAACCAGCTCGGGCGTGAGCCGCTTCGGCAGGTCGTCGTATTCGCCGTGACCACAACACACGCTCTTGTCGTAGCCGTTGACTTCCATCCACTGCTCGGGTGTCATCATAGGCGAAAAAGGCGAGCGATGAAAGCGAAGATGGCCACGCCGATGAACACCGCCAGCGCGATGACGCCGGCCAGCAGCACGGTTCCGAACGTCAGCGTGAGCAGCACGGCGAGCCCGCCCCACAACGGAGCGGTGACCCACCACCAGGACCAGCCGATGACACCGGTGAGTTTCAAGACGAGGAACGCCAGGAAAAGTCCCCAGGTCCACGGCAGGCCGCCCGCGGGCGTTGAAGTTTTTTCACTCATGTCGCAAGCGGGGTTCCGAGCAGCATGTCTGCGCGTTCGGGTTGCAGATTGCCGGCAGCTCGGACATCTTGCCCAGGCTGTTCGGATAATAGTCCGCACTGAAGGGCGTGGTGAAACACCGAGCATCCCACAGCACGGTGACCAGCTGATATTTTGCCACGTGACCGATGACCTTGCCCGTTAGTTCCGGATTGTGCAACGCATACACGTATTCGCCCACGGGAAAACGAGTGAGAGCGGATTGGCAGCCCTTCGCGCGGTCCAGGCATTCGATAAAAGCCAGCGCGACCGCGGCGACCTGCACCAGTTCGGCGCGCAGCTTTTCCTCGCCGCTATCCTCGAGGATTTCCTTGGCGACCTCGCCTTGCTCCTCGCTGAGGATAGCCAGCCACTTGAGATGCGAATGATTTTGCTCGCCCCACTTAACGTCCTGGCGGTCGCGCTCCCAGAGCACATCGCAGATAGCGCGCGCTTGGGTTGCATTTTTCGCGAACGCACCGACTTGATTCAGCTCGCTCATAGGCTCGGGAGGTTTTCGATTTCACTCGGCTCGCCCACCGCGCTGAGCGGTGCGCCTGTGACCGCGTCGACTTCTTCGGCGAGCGGCGCGCCTTCAGTTACCGTCGGGTCCGCAAGAGGCTGTTCAAAAACATCGGCATCGTTCACCGCGGCAGCTTCGGCCTTGGCGCGTGCTTCCATCTCCGCTTGGCGTTGCATCAGCGCGTGGAAATACACGTTGAGCGCGTCCGAGAGCAGCTTGGCGATGTGGCCATCTTTGACGATGGCAAAGACTTCGTTGTTGTGGGTGGCGAGGACCTTTTGCGTCCACGGCTGGTTGAGCGGATGATTGCTCGGGCGAGGACGCTCCGCGATTTTGCAAAACGTGTTATCGGGTGCGGGTGAAAAGGTGAGCTTGGGCGCTGGCTCGGTTGGGCGCTCGTCGGGCACGGGTGCACCTTGCGCGTTGACGGGGACAATTAGATTCTTACTCATGGTCGGTTGTGGTGTTGGTTTGGTCTTCGGTAAAAATTGGGCGCCAATCGGCGTGTTGTTCATCGCCGCGTTTTTGGTAGGCGAGGGGCCGCTTCGCACGGCGCGTTGTTTCGGCTGCGGGGCGCGCTTCGACGCTCCCGGGAGTTTCCCGTTCTGCGCTCCGAACGCGGCGGCTGCGCTCTGCACGTTTTCCTGCTCCTCCGGGCTGGTCAGCGGAGCTAGCTTGGCTCGCAGCCATCGGCGCTCCCTTTCGATTTGGGTGAGGCTATCATTGAAGATGGGTTGAATGGGTCCCGGCGGCGGGGCTTTGATGTCTTCCTGGCGGCTCATAAAGCAGGGGATTCACAAAGATGTTGAGCAAGCTGTTTGAATGCCGCGTTCTGCTTGCGCGTGCCGAGCGCCGCCCAGGTCAGCTGAAACCCGGGCAGCTTGTAAAAAAAGTCGAGCACATCGAGCGCCATGTGCTGGCCGGGCGTGAGCAACAGGCGAGCGCAAACGCCGGGCTCGTCAGCTTGCATCGCGCGAATTTCGGAATAACTCGGATATTTCATGTGTTCACCACGCGAACTGTCCCGACGTGCTGGTATTCATGCGGCCCCGTCGGATTGGTTTTTTTGTTGTAAGTGGAACGAAACAGATGCCACACATTCGTGTGCGTGCCATCGGGCTTTATCGTTTGGTATCGACCACGCGCGTCAGCCCGCGACGCCTGCACGATGGTGCGGTAGCGTTGCGGCGCGTCATCATTGTCCCACGATACTTCAAAAGCAACTTTCATCTTCCACTCTTACCAGTGTGACCTTTTAGAAAAATGTCAATAGGCTTAGTCCACGCTCGTCATCTTTTTCCAGTGGCTGTTGAAGTCCATGCGGTAGTCTTCGCGGCGCAGGTGTTGCCAGCCCTTGGCGTCCCATTCCGGTTTTTGGCGTTCGATGTCATCGGTCACGAACATCCAATTGAGCAGGTGCGCGTGAATAGGGTCATCTGGATTTAAGTCGGGCACGCCGCCCAGGTCCGTCAGCACCTTCATGCTCTCGGCGTCGTTGTATCGCGCGCGGCCCTGCTGTGACAGGTCCCGCTCGGTTGTCTTGCGCGCCTTGCGGCAGCCCATATACCCGCCGGCCAGCAGGTGGTAGCGAAAAAGGTCAGAGAGCTCGGCCAGCTCCTTCATCGTGATATCATCCGGAATTTGGGTGTTGAGATAGGTGCCGTATTTGGTGCCCAGCCGCAGCGCCCAGCCGCCGGACGCGATGCCCAGGTGCACTTGCTTGCGCTTCCACCAAACGACGCCGGTAACGCGGGTAGGCGTTTGGTCGTCGTTGCGCCCCGTCCATGTCGGCACGCGGGCCTCTGCCATTTGAATTTCGCGGACGGTCCGCACGCGCTTGGGTTTGGGTGCGGGCTCCGGCTGTGGCAATGCGGCGTTGTCGATGGCGGCAAGGTATGAGGCACGCTGTGACGCCACGGTGCGCTCACGTGCATCCCGGCGCATTTCCTCGGCCAGCGATTCCGCTTCCAGCCGGACCGCGCGCGTGGTCGGTAGCCCCTCGTTAGGGTCACCTAAAAGCCAGCGGCGATGCTCGGCCCACTTCATTCGGAGCGTGCCCAGGTTGATTTGTTTGGCGTGGCTGCGCACGCCGGCCCGGCTCGGACGCCGTCGGTGTTTGCGCGTGTCACGTCTAACGGGCTTTCGGTTTGGTTCGCTCATGCTACCCATACCAGTGTGAAGAAATGCCGATTTGTCAAGGGCATGCGCTTACACGTCACAGTCAACCTACCCTCCACCCACACAGGTTTTCTGGCTTTACTTTATCTGTTTTTGATTGAATCTATCTAATAAATATATATAAGTAGAAGAAGGATAGATAGTTATAAAACCTGTGTGGGTGGAGGGTAGGTTGACTGTGACGTGTAAGGAAACAGCGAGGTGCTCGGTCGGACGTCACTCGGACCCCCTCGCATGGCTACTTTTGACCGAGAGCAGAAAATCGTGCATTTTGCACGCCTTGACATTTGGCCCTTTTTGCGCACTTAGGATAGGAATGACAATTTCAACCTTAAGGGAAACGGAGGTTTTTGTGTGAGCGACCCCAAAGACGTCGAAAAGAAACTCTTCGCTGGCGCACCTCATGCTGCGCAGAAGCTAAACTCAGCCGCTAAGAAACTGATACGCAAGCAGAAGCGTGAGCAGTGGTGGACCGCGAACCAGGATACCAAACGCAAGGGAATCTCGTAACCCATGTTGTTGAACAAGAACAAGTTAGACGTGGCGCAAATCCTGCTTACGTTCGTTGCGCTTTGCGGTGATGTGCAGAAGACTGCCGAAGCGTTAAACCTTGAGCCGAAGGTAGTTCAAGCGCTTGCGGATGCCGAGGGCTGGGACCTGAAGATTCAGCGCGTTACGCTCCTGGCCAAGTCTGGCAAGCCGGGCGACTTCGAGCGCGCCCAGAATCGCGCCCTCGCTTTTGTCCAGGGCCACCGCATTAGGTCCTTACTAGACAGCGTGATACGCCGCTTCGAGGGCCTGACGCCGGAAGAGATGTGTGATGCCGTGTCCAGCGTAAGCAAGAACGGGACCAGAATCCTATCGGCCCGCTATTTTACCGACCTCGCCTCCGCAGCCGAGAAGGCCAGCGCCATGTGCTATTCCGCCCTCGGCGATACCGCCGGCGAGCGCGTGCAGCGTGATGACGAGCCCGACCAGATGAACGTGAGCGCGTTGCATGCTGCTGTCATTGCGTCACTTAACTCGGCAGGCAGCCACACCAAGCCGGCGGACCAGATTGTCCGTGAGCTTGCCGAGGCGATTGAGGCGGTCGCGACGACTGAGCGAACCCAAGTCGAGACGCCGCCCGAACCCCCGACCCCAGGAGTTGGGTGAATACACCCAACGCGAGGCGACCCGAAGTGTGCCATTTTGGCACACCTTGCATCCCTCGGCAGCTCAACACCTTGCAACCTGACAAAGTGCCTAGACTCGCAACGCGACCGCTCGGCAGACCTTGCCACTTTGGACCTCGGTCCTCGTGCCTCGTGCCTAGGTTCGAGACACCGAGGTCAAGACACGTGATGACAAGTAGTTACGCCGAATCGTTGGACACTCGCCGCCCAAGCAGGAATCGTGCCGAGGCCAGCCGGGGGGTTCCGGGGGCGGGAGCCTCGCTTGCTGAAGTCCGAGCTAAATTAAAAAAACCTTCGCGCGACCTTGACATCTTAGCGATTTTTCGCACTTATTAGGGGTGACAGAGAACCAAGTTCATTGGGCGAGGTATAAGCATACCGCCAACGCAGCGCGCCGTCGGGTGTATTTTCTTAAGAACCGGGAACAGATGGCGGCGCGCGCGGCAGCGCGTGAAAAGGCCCAGGAAACGGAGGCCCTGGGGCGCATAGTCCGGGCATCCCGGAAACCGACCCAGCCTGAGCGACGTGGGGAGGTGAAGGAAATGGTGGCCGCGGCTAAAAGAACCCCCTGCCGGGACTGCGGCGGTATGTTCCACCCCGATGCGATGGACTTCGACCACCGGGACGCCGACCTAAAAGCTTTCAACATCAGCCGGTCGCATGAATATTCCCAGAGCCGGGTGATGGAAGAAATCGCGAAATGCGACCTCGTCTGCGCAAATTGCCATCGCGTCCGAACGGCTCGCCGCCGGCTCGGGTTGCCCACCACCCCACCCCCGCCCGACTACGAAATATGACCCCACCCGTTCCCCCATACGCCGTCGTCCATCTCATTGACCCCGTCACCGGTCACGAGCACACCGTGACCCAGGCGTTCCTGGACGGTCGAGCACGCACCTTTGTCCGGGCAATACAGGACCACCTGCGGGAGGACCAAACTCCGCGGGTCTGCATCGCCGGCAGCATGGACTACCTTTTTCTGCACGCCTACGCGGTGAACTACCTGAACCCGGCGGCGGCGTATATGGAGGTGACCCCGACTCTGCCCGAGGGCTTCCCGGGCCACTTCACCTACCGCGGGGTGTTGGTCATCCGCGGGCTGGACGAACGCGGTTTTACTTTCGCATGAGCCTCAAACACCGACTCTCTGACCCCGAACTGGCGCAACTCCAAGAGGTGATGCTCGGCGAGCCGCTCCTGCCATCCGAGGTGACCGACCCCGCCGCGCTGGTTTCCCTTTTGGGTCGCGGGCTGGTCCGCCAGGACTGCGGCCACTATTGGCCGGACTGGGACCTCATTGCGAAAAACTCGGTTTGACATGCCGGGGTCCCCGTGCGATATTGCGGGGTGAAAGAAACCACCGAACAGTTCGTGGCTCGCATCAAAGCGCGGACCGCCGAGCTGGAGAAGCTGCCGAAGGGCCGGGCGCGCCAGCAGGCTCGCTATGCTTTTGTCGTCGTCCTAGGCACCCCATCGAATCCCTACCCCAATGACCACCAAACTCCATCCCATTAAACACGACCTGCCGGGCACCCTCTGGTGCGGGCCGGCGGCGCTGTCCATCACGACCGGTGCGGCCACCAGCGTCATCCACCGTCACATCATCGCGAAGACCGGCAAGCGCCGGGTCAAGGGCGTGACGAACCTCGTGCTCGGGCACGTGGCCAACGAGCTCGGGTTCAAGCTCGAGCTAATCTACAACTGGACGGAAGACCACCGCTACGAAACGCAATGGGGAATACCCCGGCGTATTCAGAACCCGGTTCCGACCCTCGCCCGCTTTTTGCGCGAACAACGCAAGAACCTGTCCAGCGCGCCGGTCATCGTCAACGTGACGCGTCATTATGTGGTGGTCCAGGGCCGCACGTTCATCGACAACCAAGTCGGGAAACCCATCCCGGCGAAAAAAGCCCCCGGTCGCCGCCGCCGAGTTTTTCGGGCGTGGCGCGTGGTGCCAATGGAGAAAATATGAAGACGTTGTGCGACTGTCATTGCGGCAGCGTCTGTCCGTTTGGAAAGCTCGGCTCGGAGCCCCGGTGTGAGATGGACCTGATGCCGGAGCCCCTGGTGTGGGGCCAGACTTACGACCAAGTGATGTTCATCGGCGGCCACCGCATCGCCTGCAAAACGGTTACGGCATTTTTTGTTGAGGGAAAACTGACGTGGCTCTTGACGAATCAAAATTCTGTGGCACTGGTATAGGTATGAAGTATGTATTCCAGGTGCAGGTCCAACGCAGCTCCGGGCTGTGGGGCGGTAGCGACTACGTGCGAGGCAGTTTTCCTTCACTCGCTGCGGCCAAGCGCGCGGTCCAGACGAAGGGGTCCCCGCATGCGTCGTGCTATCGCATCATCAAGGTCCCGACGGAGTTTGTTGTGGCGTGGAAAGGCCGGACCCGTTTTGAACTCCCGAAAAATACCGTGTTGACGGAGAGCTAGACCCGCGCTATCTTACCACATGAAAAAATCACTTATCATTTCCGCAATCATCAGCTTCGCGTGCTCCGCGTCGTGGTTCTTTATCCCCGGGCCGGCGGAACGCGCACAGCGTGCCGCACAAGCGGCGCCCTACGAGCCGGTCGTTGTGGGGAAGCCCCTCGTATTTGAGCCCGGCGACCACGTCACCATATCCGCCAACTACGAGCGCCGTGCCGACGGGGTCGTCCTCGAGGTGTTCGGGTCTGACGCGCGCGTGCTGTTCGTCTCGTGTTACGGCGAAGTGACGGACATCCTTTTGCCAACAACCCTTTTGAAAAAACAATGAAAACATTACAACACGCACAGTGTATCCACGACGAGACGTTGACGGCGCGGAAAAACCTTTTGGCGGCTTTCAAGTGCGACGTGGCGCACGACATCGACCTCGCCAAGTTGAACGGGCGTTTTTTGACGAGGTTTACGGTGCACCTGAATTATTCGATGCACGTCGACGCCATGGTGACCCAACTGAAGCACTTGGGTTACGCCGTCACGGTGTCCGGGGATACCTTGATGATATCCTGGCGCGAACCCCGATACTAATCCCAATCTATGTTCGACCTCCACACCATCAAATCCATCAACACGTGGGCCGCGGACTGTATTCAAAAGAAAAAGCGCGATGCCCTTGCCACCAAACGCGCCGCGGCCCGAGCGGCGAAGAAACGCGCGGCCAAGGCCGCCGCGGTGACCGCGTATCTCAACGACAACAAACAATGAGCGTGGACGACTTAATCATCGAGCTGCAGGAGTGGCAGCTCGCCGGCAAAGGGAGCCTGCCGGTCGTCCTGCCGGTCGTCACTTCAGACGGGACAGACAACATCGTAGTTCGTCACGTCGAGCTCCAGCGGTCGTATTTCAAACACTTCCGGGACGGAAGCTACGAGGACCGCGGTCCTTGTCTGGTGCTCGCCCCGGGGTATTTACCTCCCTTAACCAGAACCAAGCAATGAAGACCAAGAAAAACCGAAAGAAAGTAACGAAGCAGACCGAGGTGCCGCCCACCTACGACCAGGACCCCGAAACGCCGGGATACTTGACGCACTGGAAGACCCGCGAGGGCGAGGTGCTGGCCATCCGCGAAATGCAGTTCGACCACCTGCTCAACGCGCGCGCGTTGTTGCGCCGCAAAATCGCGAAGTTCTCCGAAATCGAGGAAGCGCTGTCGCGCGAAGTGCACCGCCGGTCCAAGGGCGAGTATCGCAAGTTCGTCGGCAAAGTCCCGCCGGAGTTTTTCACCCTGCTCGGCAAGGCGCTCGTTGATAAAGCGGAGGGGGCCGGCGACCAGTGGGACGACTGGGATAACTACGGGAGCAACAGCCAATGACAACTATTGACCAATACGACCTCGGGCATGCCCTGATGACCAAGCGACGCCGGCAGCGGCATCATGTGGACTCGCGAAAAATCGTGAACATCCTCCGGGCGGAATCGGGGGTGATAATCTCCCAGGCGGATGCGGAGGAAATCTGGCAGTGGCATTCGGACCGGGCATGCGCTCAGTGGATGTCCCTGGGTCACCTGACGAACATGGAGATACTCGAGGTGGTCGGGGACTTCATCCGGCATTACTCCAACGACCAATGAGTCTGCCTCCCGAAAAATCCAGCGCGCTGATGTTCTGGGGCGGCGACTACCACTATGCGTCGAACGACCTGCGGGAATCGCTCCGTCTGTTCACCGACAAAATGACCGGGCACGTCCAGCGGGAGTTTCGCTATCGCGCGTTCGCCGCCCACGTTCTCAAACAGCTCGAGGGGCTGAAGAACGTGGTGCCACCGCCGACGGGCGAGCTGCTTGACAAAGCGGTCGAAGCGTGGAAGGTTGAGCTAGAAGAAATCGGAAAACTATGAAGGTTATCGAACTAATCAAGTTGTTGGAAGAGGCGCGGGTCGAAAGCGGTGACGACCTTATCGTGTTGGTCCCGCGGAATGACCTCGCCCGGCCCGGATGGGAGCCCGCATCAGGCGTGTCAGTTTGCACGCGGTATTTTTTCCATGAGGACGACGGCGGGAGCTATCCCGACAAATCAGTTACTTTGTTATGATGAAGACACTGAACCTCGACGAATTAATCGAGCGACTCGTGGCGATGCAAAAGCTCGGCGCCGGAAAACAGGAGGTCATCGTCTGGCACGACGGGTCGGTGGGCTGTGACGGCATTCGTCACGTGGAATCGTCGTTGGTGGGCGTTGAAGACGCGGCGCCATCTATCATCCTCACATGAGAGTTTTCGCTTACCTCCGGGTGTCCACGCAAGAGCAGGTGGACAAGAACGGGCTCGAGCGCCAGTGGGACGCGATACAGTCGCTGCTCGCGTCGAAGCTGGACTGGACCATCGCACGGAAGTTTTCCGAGCACCAGTCCGGCGGCGTGACCTTCGAGAACCGCGGCATGCTGCTGGAGATGCTCGAGCTCGCGCAGACATACGACGTCGAGGCGATAGTCGTCGAGCGCGCGGACCGCATCGCGCGTGACCTGATGGCGCAGGAAATCTTTTTCGTGAAGTGCGGTGAACGGAACATCAAGGTGTTCGCCGCGGATACGGGCCAGGAGCTCACGTGCAAAGACGGCGACCCCACGCGCGTGCTGTTGCGGCAACTGCTCGGCGCGCTCGCGCAGTGGGAAAAAGCTGTCATTGTTAAGAAGCTGCAAGACGGTCGGCGGCGCACCGCGGCAAAGACTGGGATGCCCTGCGGCGGGCCGAAGGGTTACGGCACCCGCGGAGACGCCTCGGAGCAGGCGGACGAGCGGCGGGTCCTCAACTACATCCGGGAGCGCCGGCGGGGGGCGAACTGGACTTACAAGGAAATCGCGGACGAATTGAACCGGCGGCGGGAGCGGGCGCCGGGCGGCAAATTTTACTGGCATACCAGCACCGTTATGCACCTTGACAAAAAGCAAATTCCGGACACTTCTTCGGGGACATGGCGACCACATTAAAGTTGGAATGGCCCGCGAATCCCGCGGGGGAACAGGTTACGAACTACAAGGTCTACGAAAGCGTTAACGGGGGTCCGTTCAATTTCAAGGCCAACACGTCCGTGCCCGAACTGACAATTCTCAACCCGCCTCCAGCGGTTCACAGCTGGAAGGTGCGAGCGGAGAACTTTGTCGGCCTGGGTCCGGAAAGTCCGGTCATTCTGGGGCCTACGCTCCCGACTGAGCCGGCGCAGGGAACCGTCACCGTCACGGTGACTTAAACACATGAATAATGTCGGAAACGCAGTTACCCTACCTGCACGCGATGGCGTTATCGCCCGCGTTCGTCTAGTCCCAGGACACCGACTCAATTTCGACAGCACAGAACGTTTTGGCCGAGCACCCACGGGTCCGGCAAGGGGCGTTTCCAGTTTCTGGACTGTCGGCGGGACAATGGTGACACGGCGGTCCGCAAGGCACCCGCATCCCGTCACCCGTATAGTCGGCGAGAACGGCTTACCAAAACGCGCCCCTTACTTTTATGGGAGAGTGGCGGAATAATACGCACCGGGTAGCCCCCGGTCCACGAGTGTGTGCGCGCGCAAATTCTCGTGCTAGCTGTGTCCGGATGAAAGAGCCGGGCCTCATCCCACCAATTTATGGCCCTAGCCGAATCTCACCCCGTTAAGGGGCTGCTCCGGGAAACCGCAAAACTTATACATGCGGGTGAGATTTTCGACGCGGCGCGGCTTGTGCGCGCTTGGGTGGCACAGTCCACGCCGTCGGTCGCCAAGCAATCCGTCGATACCAAGTCCAAAGCGTATGAGCTGCTCAACATTCTTCTGCACTGGGCTCTTAACAATGGCGCTATGGAGGAAGCCGCGCAGCTCCTCTGGACCAGCAACCAGTTCGACCCGCGCCCCCGGCACACCAAGGCTGTATGGTCGTCTGTTGACGAGCACGACTTTGGGTTACTCATGGGAGCCGGAAAGCAATCAAAATCTTTTAGCATGGCCATTCGGTTTTTTCTGGAATGGCTCCGCGACCCCGAATATACTTCGGTGCGCGTTCTTGGCCCGTCCGAGGACCATCTCGAGGCCAACCTTTTTTCACACCTCGTTACCTTGCATCGGGAGGCTGCAATACCTTTGCCAGGAGAGGTAGCAAAATTATTCATCGGGCTGGACATGCGCAAAAAGCGCGGCTCGATTTCTGGCGTGGTGATTCCGCAGGGCAAGAAAGCCGCGGGCCGATTGCAGGGTGTCGCGCGTTTCCGACGAAAGGTTCCGCATCCGGAATTCGGCGAGACGTCCCGGCTGTTCGTTTTCGTCGACGAAATTTCAAACCTCCCAAAGGGATTATGGCACGACATCGACAACCTGCTCTCAAACGCCAGCAAACGCGGCGGGCTCAAGGTTTACGGGGCGTTCAACCCCGACGACCGGAACAACGACGTGGGCGTCCGCACCGAGCCGCCCTTTGGATGGGCGAGCTTCGACCCGGATGTGCACTACGAATGGATGTCGACCCGCGGCTGGTGGATTACGCGGCTGGACGCCATGCGGTCGGAAAACATTGTTGAGAAGCGGGAGATATTCCCGGGCATGCAGACCTACGAGGGCATGCAGCAAATTATCGCCAATGCCGGCGGCCTGGACTCGCCCGGCTACTGGACGATGGTGCGCGCGTGCTTCCCGCCCATCGGCGTGGCGCTGGCGGTCATCCCGCAGGGTCTGACGGTCAACCTGAAGTGCGATGTGATTTGGTATGATACCCCAGAGCCCTGCGCCGGCGCAGACTTGGCCCTGGAAGGCGGCGACGCCTGCCGCTTCTGTGTGGGTAAGTTCGGACGCGCGAGCGGCGTAAAGCTCGGCCCAAGCCTCACGCACCCCGAGGGCGAAACGATTTGGTTCACGGACCGCAACGGGCACAAGGCCCCCAAGCAGCTTTTGCTCGGCGAGAAAATTTTCCCCATGGCCAACGGCGACACGTTCGCGGTCGGCGACGAAATCGTTCGGCTCTGTCGCGCGCTGAAAATCAAGCCGGAGCACCTCGCGCTGGACCGGACCGGCAACGGCCAGGGTGTGTATGATTACCTGCGCTCGCGTTGGTCCCCCGGCATCATCGGGGTGAACTTTTACGAGGGCGCGTCCGAGCAGCGGGTGTTTCTCGAGGACGAAGACTCGGCCAAGGAGCTTTACGACCGCGTCAACTCCGAGTTGTGGTTCGCGCTGCGCCGCTGGCTGGAATTCAAATACATGTTTCTCGCGTTCAGCATGGACACCAGCGAGCTTTTTCCCGAGCTCACCGACCGGCTGTTCCGGATGATTGGAAAAAAGTCCCACGTTGAGTCGAAGAAGGAATACAAGTCGCGCCACGGCGGCAAGTCGCCGGACTCCGCGGACGCGTTCACGCTTTTGCTGCACGCCGCTCGCCGTGGGTTCGGGTTCACCCCGAGCATGGCCGGCGACACGAACGTGGAACCCATCGAAACGCAGTCCGAGTGGGACCCGCACGAAAAATACATCGGCTGCGACCGGATGAACCGGTTTGAGGACCTGGACACCGCCTCGGATGATTTGGAACTATGAAATTTAACAGCGCACTGTATCCCCCCTCGGGTTGGCAATTCATTGATACTCAAGGGGTTACGCATATAGGCAAATCCCTGGCTCAACTCATCTCGAGAGTGGTCAACTACCGGGTCATCAACGGGTTAGCGGTCGGGGACCCAGCGGTGGAAGTCAACGCGCAGCTCTGTAAGAACTACCCGGGATACTGTAAAAGCGCATATAACCCCCTGCGCCCGAAACGGTTACCGCCTCAAAACAAAGGCTGCACCTCATGCGGAAAGAAGCGAAAACGGCGCTGAAAGCCCTTAAGCGCGTGGTGGTTGCGGCGGCTACCGGTTCCACCGTGTTCATAGGCGAAAAACTAACGGCCCAGCGGATTAGTATTTGCCACGGCTGCCCGTCCTACCTGCCGATGACCAAGCAGTGCGGGGAGTGCTGGTGTTTCATTCATGCCAAGGCGCGCCTTGCGACCGAGAAATGCCCGCTGCAGAAATGGCCATTGACAAACGTCTGAAAATCTGCACTTAAAAGAAGATGCCACTATCGCCATCACAGCCGGAGCCCAGTTACGCCGGGGCGCCTCCAGGAGATTTCAAGGGCGCCGTCTCGCCGCCCGACCTGAGCAAGAGCCTGAAGCCGCGCAACCGGGCTATCCGCGACGCGATTCAAGCGCGCAACATTGTGATGACGCTGCTTGCCGCCTCGCGCGAGCGCAACATCAAGAACGCGCGCATCCAGGCGAAGGTAAATTCGGAGAAGCCTCACCGCACGGACGCGCTGGAGAACGAAGGGCTCGGCTGGAAAGCAAATTTCAGCACCAAGGTGCTCGCGATGCTCGTCGAAAAAGTCGCGCCGCGCTTCGTCCAGGCGGTCGAGGGAGTGAAATACATCACGAATTCCGCGTTGCCCGAAGATATCGAAGGCGCCGCGGCGAAAACCGAAGCGTTCCGTCGCGAAATCACGTCCCTTGCGCGCAACCGCGCCGGTTGGCGAGATTTTCTCGGTGATTTGGCGCAGGAGAACGCACTTTTTGGCTTCGCGGCGGTCGCGTGGCTCGACGAATTCAGCTGGTTCCCAAAATTTTTCCGTCAAGACTTCATGTGTGCCCCGACGGGCACGAAACCCATCCCCGGAAAAGCGCAGGTGGTCGGCCTCAAGGAAGTTTTTCTGCTCCACGAGCTGTTCGACCTCATCAGCGACAAGGAATCCGCGAAAACCCGCGGCTGGAATCTCGAAAATACGGTCAACACCATCAACGCCTCGATGCCGCAGGACCGACGCTCGCAGTATTCCGCGTGGGAACGTGTCTACGAGGACCTAATTCGCGAATCGAACCTCGGGCTGAGCCACGAATCCGGCGCGCGCGTCGTTGTCGTCTGGCATTTGCTCGCGACCGAGATTGACGGCAAGGTGTCGCACTACATTTTCGAGGAAAAGACCTTCACGGAGCTGTTCACGAGCGAAGACCAATACGAAAGTATGGCCGACGCCGTTGCGTTCTTCACTTTCCAGCAGGGCAACGGAACTTTGCACGGCTCGAAGGGAATCGGACGCGAACTTTACTCCATCGCCGGCATTATCGACCGCTCTCGCAACGAAGTGGTGGACCGGCTGAACCTCTCGGGCAAAATTATCATCCAGGCGGACGAAAAAGTGCTCAAGCGCTTCCGAATGTCCGTCGTTGGCAACGCAATCCTCATCGCACAGGGCTATAGCGTGCTCGAGCGCAAGCTTGACGCCGCGGTGGAGCCCTTCGTGCAGCTCGACCAGTTCCTGACGAACCTTTTGGACCAAATGGCCGGAGCCACGACTCCGAAAGCGCTCGAGGGCGAGCGGGTCACCAAAGCCGCCGTCGATTTTCTCGCCTCGCGCGAGGAGGAGACGAAAGACAACATCATTTCGCGGTTCCTCACACAATTTTCCTCCGCGGTCACCGCCATGCAGAAACGCATGTGCGACCCGAACACTTCCGAGGACGACGCGAAGGCGATGCAGGAGCGTCTCCTGAAAATTATGTCGCGGGAGGAGCTGGACCAGCTCGCAAAAACGCCCTCGGCTGAAACGGTGCAGGATTACACCGAGATGGAGCGCCAGCAGATTGTCATCATCGCTCAGGAGGCTCGCGGCAACCCACTTTACAACGCCAAGGAAATCGAACGTCGAAAACTCTCCGCGCTCATCAGCGAGGAATTCGCCGACGCGGTTCTTTTGCCCGACCCGGACCCGAACGAAGGCGCGGAGCAGTCCCGCCAGCAAATGCTGGAGCTTGCGTCCATCATCATCCCGCAAGGTGCGGACGTCCCCGTCTCCGCGCGTGACAATCACATCATCCACTTGGATGTTTTGATGCCGGCGCTGGAATCCACCGCGCAGCACTTGGTGGAAGACCCGCACGCTATCGCGACGCTTCAGGCGGTCCTCAAACATGCGAAGATGCACGAGCAAGCCGGCCTGCAGGTCGGCGTGTCCAAAGACGAGATGGCGCCTTACTCCGACATCATCGCCAAGCTCACCGCGCAAATGCCGAAGCTCGCCGAACTGGCCGAGCAGCACGCCGCGGCCACACAACGTCATGCCGAACTCCAAGCGGGCGCACCTCCGGGTCCGCTCGACGAGCAAGGCAACCCTATCCCCGGGGCGGAACCAGCCCTGGCACCCGAAGCGCCGCCCGAACAACTACCGCCCGAAGCCGCCCCCGCACCCATCGCCTAAAAAAGGTCCCTACAGACCATGAACACAAACGAACCCGTTGTTTGGGATTCCCTAAACGCGAAGCTACTCAAAGACTTCATCGCCACGCCCACCGGCGCGTCGGCACTCGCCGCCACGCTTTACCAGCTGCCGCCGTTCAACGACGCGACGCCGCACACGCTGATGGTGTCCACGCTTTTGCGCGAGGGCTATCAGCGCGCCGTCCAGGCGTTGCTCGACCTCCAAACTTTTCAGCCTCCGCAACCGGAACCCGAGGAACGCTATCAGGACCTCGACAAAAACGAGCTGTGGCCGGCGGAACTACAATTACCTCCCGACGAGGACAAACCTACAACCTAACCTATGCCCAATCCGAACCCCAACGCTCCTGGCGCAGACCAGAGCGCAAACATGCCATCCATTTCCGCGGAGACGTCCAGCGCGCTTGACGACTTGCTGAAACAACAGCAGGACGAAAACGAGCCGGCGCCACCGAAGGGACCCGAGCGCGGCGTGGACGGAAAATTTTTGCCTGCGTCTGGTGCGACGGGCGCTCCTGCCGCCCCGGCTACGACCGACGAGCCTGTGGTTTCTGGCGCGACCGGCGCGACCGGTGCCCCGGCGGCGCCCGACCCCTTCGACGCCCCCGCTCCGGCGAAACTTTCGCCCAAAGCGTCCGAGGCGTTCGAGAACGTCAAGCGGCTCGCCAAGGAAAAGTTGGCCGCGCTGCAGACCGAGCGCGACGAGCTGGACAAAAAATACAAGGAGCTGTCGGAGAAATCCGGACGGCTCGACCCGAAGGTCGAGGAGGAGTTGAAAGAGCTCCGCGAGTTTCGGCGCAAGCTGGACGTGGAAGCCGACCCGGAGTTTCAGAAGTATGACGTGGAATCCACCGCGCAGGCCGATTCCATCTACGGAAAACTTTTGGGCGTGGGCGTGGCCCAGGCGACCGTCGACAAAATCAAGGCGATGGGCGGCATCTTCAAGGTGCAGTGGGACCCCATCCTGGAAAAAATTCCGTCCCAGGCCCGGCGCTTCATCGAGGTCAAGCTCACGCAGCTCGAGGACCTGAAGGAAAAGAAAGCAGCTGCCATCACGGCGGCCAAGAAAAACTCGGAAGAGTTTTTGCAGAAGCGGGCGCAGTCCACGGAAATCTCCAAGAAAGAATTCCGCGACCACGCCTCGAAGACTTTGGACACCATGATTCCCAAGCTGGATTGGTTCGTGGAAAAGAAACCCACGGACAAATCCACCGATGCCGAGAAGGCGTCCATCGTGGAGCACAACAAGCTGCTCACCGATACCAAGGAAGCGGTGAAGGAAGCGATGGAAGACGACAGCCCGGAGATGCGGGCGTTCCTCGCGGTCGGGCTGGCGCAGCTGATGAAGCTGCGGGTGGACTACTCGTCCTCGCTCGCCTCGCACAAGTCCGAAGTGGAAAAGCTGACCGCCGAGCTGGCCGCCGCCAAGGGGCTGCTCGAGAAGGTGAAGAGGGGCTCGACCAATCGGCTGCGCGACACGACCGCCACGACCAACGCGCCGAACGCCGTGGGCCAGACCATCAACGAGAAACCCGCGGATGCGCTCGACCGCCTGCGCGCTGAAGTGGAAGCCAAGCAATGAGCCGGCAGGTCTGCATTTGTTTACCGAGTTACAAAACGATGGAGCCACGGATGGCTTTTTCGGTGATGTCCCTCATCGACCGGACCAAGACGGCGGCGATGCTGGACTTCGGCGACGCATTCATCGTTCACTCGCGCAACAAACTCGCGGATGGCTTTCTTCGCACGAAGATGGAATGGATGTTAACAATCGACGACGACATGGTCGTCCCCTTCGGCAATGCCCCACTTTTTAATTCGTTCACTAGTTTCAATTTGCCTGAGTCTTATGCCGGACTCAATGTTATTGACCGGCTTTTATCACATGGCAAAACTTTGGTTGGCGCACTATACTTCGGTCGTTGGAAGCATGGCAAAGGCGTGTATGGCGAAGGTTCGGACCCGCAGGAATTGAAATACGCGAAGTCCGGTCCGCACAACGTGTGCAAGCCGACGCGCTGGGTCGGGACCGGCTGCATGCTGATTCATCGCTCGGTCTTCGAGGACATCGAGAAGAAATTCCCGCACCTCTCGCGCGGGGCCGACGGTAAAGGCGGCCAGTGGTTCACCAGCTCCGAGCACGACCTTCGCATCGCCGCGGAAAAAGCGGTGACGCAGGACCCCGTCGTCGGGATGGCGACCATCAAGGCCGCGCTCGCGATGTCAAAACGACACTCGAGTTTGGGGATGGGCGAGGACGTTCAATTTTGTGTGCGCGCGACCCAGGCCGGGCATCAGCCGCACGTCGACATGGGATGTTGGGCCGGCCACATCGGAAGCTATTGTTATGGAGAACCCACCAAGTAAAATTCTGCTGGCATTCCTTTTCTGGGAGCGCGACAAGGCGCAGATGTGCCAGCTCGCCCGCCTCATCGCGGACCTCGAGCCGGGCATGTGCGAATCTGCCGACGTGCTTTTTTCCGCGCGCTTCGACTGCACGCACGACCTCGAAACGATTCAATATGTCTCTCGAAAATTCAAAGTCCACACGAACATTTGTCGCGGACGGCGCGGCGTGGGTTGGCCTGCCGGCTGCAACGATATCGTCTTCGGGACCCTCGACTACGTTCACGATTACGGTGCAGCCAAAAGAATCCCTCCTTACAAGGCTGTGGCGCTCCTGGAAGCGGACGGAGCTCCTCTTCGCAAAGGTTGGATAGAGGAACTCTCGCGCGCGTGGGACGAGGCGAACGCGAAGAAACCGGTGCGCGTCTTCGGTCCGCTGCTCGACACGGGGGTCAAGGACGCCGGCTTCAAGCACATCAACGGGAACTGCTTGGTGTCCGGGGACAAAGTTTTTCTGCATTGGTTCACTCGCAAGCTCGGCGGCTGCACCCCTAGGGCGGGATGGGACTGGTGTTTGGCCCCGCAGTTCAAGCGCCTGGGCTGGGCCGACTGCAAGCAAATGAAGTCGTGGTGGCGCTGCCCGGGCGTGTCCGAGGAGCAATACAACCAGCTGCTCGATGCCGGCGTGTGCTATCTCCACGGCTGCAAAAATGAGGACGTGTGGAACCTCGTCCGGAAAAAATACCTGTGAGCGATATCCCCGAGACAATGCTTCCGACCGAGTGCTTGTGTTATCCGCGCAGCGGGCACCACGCGCTCACGAACGTGCTCGCCCATTACTTCGGCAAAAATTTTCACTACTGCGAGATGTATCGCGAGAATCCCAAGCTGATGGGTCCGGGCTCTCCGACTACGTGGCAGAAGAACCACGACTTCGAGCTGTTGACCCCGATTATCCCGGAGCGCCGGTATATCGTGCAGGTCCGCAATCCGCTGGAGTCAATCGAATCCTGGCAGATGCTGGACCATCGGCTCATCGGTCACCCGAACGAGACGCAGGAGAAGCGATTGGATTTTTGGACCGCGTTCGTGAAAAAGTGGGTGTTTGGTCCCGTGCCGAATCGGCTGGTGGTCTGGTATGAGGACTTGGTCGAACGGCCCGTGCCGACGGTCACCAGCGTGATTCAATTTGTAACCCGAACCCAGAACGTGGATGCCGTGAAACTGCAAGCCGCGCTCGAAAAATTCCCGCTCGCGCGGAGGACTCAAACATGCCCGACGCTATACACCAAGGCGTGAAGACAATCGTGTCCGTTCATGGTTATAAGGGAGACGAGCACCAGATTCGCGCGCTCTTGCCGTGCTACGAGCACCACAAACTGCCCATTGTCATCCTTACGCCGACGGACAGCCGCATCCCGGAGATGGGTCCGCACATCTGCCGTTTCGGTGGGCTGCGTGAATACGTGGGGGCGAAAAGTCTGGCGCGCCAGCTGGAGCATTGGAAAATCCTGTTGGAATACGACGCGACGCACTACCTCTGCAACGATTCGGACAGCTTCTGCGTGTCCGCACAGCTCCCGCAATACATCTACGACGAGGACGTGCTGTGGAGTAACGAGGTGTCCGACATGTTCCACGTCCGCCCGGCCACCTACACGCTTCCGCGGCTCGCGTTCCAGCCCCCCTACTTTTTCTCGCGTGGAATCCTGGAACGGCTCATTGCCGCTGCACCGCTCGTCGTGTTTGAACCCCAGACCCCGTTCATCGACTGGTATTTCATGGCGGTCGCGCACGCCGGCGGGATTCCGCACAAAAACTTTCGAGACGGCATCAGCTGCGGAACCGCTGACTCTAGCATTCACCCAACTGCCAAGGACGGAGGGCTGGGGCTACGGGCCATGACCAACGCGGTTCAGAACCACGGAGCAATTTTTCTCCATGCGGTCAAGAGCGCGCAGGTCCGCCGACAGATGGAATTTGTGCGCAAGCTTTACGTCCGGAACCACCCATGAACAAGAACTCCAGAATTTACGTCGCGGGTCACCGCGGGCTCGTCGGGGATGCCGTCCTGCGGCACCTGCGCGCGAACGGCTACACCAACATTCTCACCAAGACGCACACCGAGCTGGACCTGACGGACCCGGTCGTGGTGCGCTGGTTCTTTTCCTCGCACGAGCCGGAATACGTTTTTCTGTGTGCCGCGCACGTCGGGGGCATCCTGGCGAACGACCAGAACCGCGTGGAATTCCTGACGAAGAACCTCGCCATCCAGAACAACGTCATCTTGAGCGCCGCCGCGTATGGCGTGAAAAAGCTGTTGTTCCTGGGGTCGTCCTGCATCTACCCGAAAAACGCCGAGCAGCCCATCAAGCCGAACGCGCTGCTCACCGGTGCTTTTGAACCGACGACCGAGGCATACGGCATCGCCAAGGTGGCCGGCATCCGCCTGTGCCAATACCTGCGTGACGAGCAAGGCTGTAACTTCATCGCCGCACAGCCGTGCAACCTCTACGGGCCGAACGACCGGTTTGACTCCGTTCGGTCGCACGTCGTGCCGGGGCTCATTACTCGCCTGCACCGCGCAAAATCCCTGGGGATGTCCGAGCTGGACGTCTGGGGCGACGGGTCCGCGCAGCGGGAACTGCTCTATGCCGACGACCTCGCCAGCGCGTTGCTGCTGCTCATGCACGCATACGACGGGCGCGAGGTGGTGAACGCCGGCAGCAGCGACGAATGGACCATCAAGGAAATCGCCGACGAAGTCCGCCGGGTGGTCGGTTACCGAGGCGTGCTTTTCTTCGATGACTCGAAACCGACCGGTGTTTCCCGCAAGGTTTTGGACAATTCTTTCATCAGGAGCCTGGGCTGGACCCCGCAAGTATCTTTCCCCGAAGGACTTGAGAAGACCTACACGGGATTCCTGCAGCGGACCACATTGGGCTCTTGACAATTCGTCGAAAACGCGCACTTCTTCCCTGACCTTACGGCTCATTGGTCAAGAGCAATCGGCCTAACTGTCTGGCGGCTGGCCGGCGCTGACAGGGTAACTTCGCAGCCCCATTGCGAGGAAAAAACCAGAGACATTCGTGTCTCATTTAGGAAAGGCTCACAATGAGCGCTCAGTGTAACGATGCCGACCAGATTTCGGAAATCGCACAAAAAGACGTGTCCCGTCTCGTAGGGACCGTGGCCAAAACGTTGGCCGCGAATTCAGTGTTCATCAATGTCATCGGTGGTGGAGTGTTCCCCTCCGGCGTCAGCGATGAAATCCGTTTCCCCGTCCAGATGCAGGCCGCCCCCGGCGACTCGCTCGCTCTCCCCACTTTTCAGTGCGACACTGAAGTCTGCGGAACGAACGGCATCCAGGATTTGACCGACGCCATCGACTTCACGGCCCGGTTGGAAACCAAACGTGGTCGCGGTCCTCGCGTGTGTGTCAAAAAAGGCTACAGCGCGTTCAAAAGCTCGTATCTCTCCGCGGAGGATTCCCTCCGGAAGCTCATCACCCAGTATGTCAACTCCGACATCCGTGCTCAGTTATACCTGCGCTCAGCCTCGAAATTTAATGCCGTCGCCGGCTACGATTTTGACTCGCTGTTCACTGGTGGAACCGAAACGGACCTCGGTGTTCAGTTCGCTCCGCTGTTGCCCACCGGCCCGCTGAGCTTCAAGGCGCTTCATTACGTCGTGCGTTTCGTCAAGGAGGCGTTGTTCGCTTCCATGTTCGACAGCGAAGGCAAAGGGATGCCCCACGCTCGCTTCATCGGCAGCTCCGACATCATCGAGAGTTTCCGCAATGAAATCGGCGTCAAGGAAATCCTCATCGGCCTCACCACGGGCGGATACAAACTGGGCGAGCAATCGGTCAGCGCGTATCAGTTCGAGGAAGCCCCCGCGTATCGCGGTCTGGCTTTCGGTGTGGACCAACGTCCGCTTCGCGCCACTGGTTTCGACGGCGACGGCAACCTGATTCTGGTTGACCCCGTCGTGAACGTCGCGAACGTCTCGAAGAACACGGCTTTCGCCAAAATCAACCCCGCGTGGTTGGCTGCGGATTACGAAGTCGGGTTCCTCATGTTCGACAATACCTTCAACCGGCTGGTGCCCGAGAAGTATGTCGGCGAAGGCACGTTCAAGCACGCTCCGCAGCTTCACATGGGTGAGCTCGAGTGGCATTACATCGTGGACAACGACTGTAACCAGTTCGGCGACTTCGGTTGGCACAAGTATCAGATTACTCGCGCCTACCAGCCGATTCGGCCGCAGCACGTCATCCCCATCCTCTACCGTCGTTGCACGGCTGACCTCGGTCTGCCCGACTGCGCGGTTCCGGACAGCTCCAGTTTTTCTGGAAGCGACTCGTTTGCCTCGCTCGGTGTCTGCGACACCTAAGCTTGGTCTGTAGGCTGGTGCAGCGGGGGAAACTCCGCTGCACCAGAGCAGAACTAAACAATCAACCCATCCATCTCACATGACATACGTTGAAGCTCAAACCGCCCTCACCGCACTGGCCCACGACCTGAATCTTTCAGGTGTCGAAGGCCGGTCCGTGTCGGCTCTGTTGCAATCCATCGTCGTTGACGGGGCCGTTATTACGGACCACAGCGTCGGCTCCGACTGGGATAACCAGTTGGTGACTGCTCTCGGCATCGACACGCCCATCACCTGATTCAAATTCGGGGGCGGTGCGACCTGCGTGCCGCCCCCGAACTCTTTTTACCGTGCTCGACAATCTCAAAGTTTACGGGGCGTCTGCTGTCGGATTCGGTTCTCCCATCGCAAACGTTTTCATTGACACCTCGACGTCCGTGCTGGGCGTGCTGGTGTTGGTCGGTCAAGTCGCCGTCGCCGTCGTGACCACGCTCTATATTTTTCGCAAGGCCCAAGCTTTGCGCAGCGACAAAAAGAACAAGAAAGATTCCTGACTCATGTCCAACGCATACAACGACCCCGTCCAGCGGCTCGGTGAAAAACTCGCCAGTTCTCTCGGCATCGTAGCCAACCCCTACGACGCAGAAATCGACCTGTGGGTTCGCGCGGCTTTTGCCGTCGGAGCCAGCGTGAGCACGTCCACCCCGCTCGACGAAGCCCGCGTTCGGGTGTTGCAGAATTGCAACATCACCCCGCTGATTTAATGTATCCCGACCCGTCGCCAAAATGGGGAGATTCTGAGAACACGCTGCTAGGGAAGTGGCTGGAAATTCTCGGAGGGGAAGCCAAGCCGGGGGACTCGGACCACCAGCTGCTTTACCGCATCGCCCTGCTGCTCTCAACTTTTTGACCTATGGATACGACCCCCCGAATTAACGATACGGACAACACGCTACTGAAGAAGATTTGTCTTCTGCTCGACGGCGCGATTCCGTCCGGCGTGATTTCTTTCAACGCGCGGACCGGCGCCATCACGCTTTTAAGCGCGGACGTCACCGGCGCCCTCGGGTATACGCCTGTGAACAAGGCAGGCGACACGATGACCGGCACGCTGGTCCTGCCCACGGGCATCCGACTCAAGCTTGGCGGCACCACGGCATCTTTTCCTGCGCTCAAGGACGCCAGCGGCGTTCTCCAGGTGCGAAAAGCGGACGACTCGAACTGGGCATCGCTCTCCGCGGGCTTGGTTACCGCATCGACCGGCGGGCTCACGGTCGTGACCGACGATTCCGCATCAGTTTTTGCCTACCCGGTTCTGTATAAGAAACGCGGAACGACCGGCGACGCGACTGCCGCGGTTACCACGGGCAGTGAGCTCGGGCATATCTCCTGGCAAGCCTGGAACGGCACGGCCTACGTGACCGGCGCGCAGATTGTGGCCAAGACCACGCAGAACCAGTCGGTCGGCAACGCGGGCTCTCAGCTCGACTTTCGCACCTGCGGTGTCGGTGCGGCGGCGACGGGCATCGCGGCTTTTATCACGTCGGCGAAAAATTTTGTCCTCAGCAACGTCACCACGACCGAACCCGCATCCCTTGCCAGCGGCGTGGTCTTCAAAGACGGCACGGCGGCCTCGGCAGACCCGACGACCGGTTCGGCTATCTGGTCCGTTGCCGGCGCGTTGCAATATCGCACCAGCGGGGCCAGTGACGGCTCTGGGGTAACGAACCATTTACACAACCGTTCGGCACAGCAGGCCGGTGTGGGCACGGACTACACCTTGACGAACACGCTCGCGCAGGTCGCCTTCGGGACGACCAACGCGGCGGTGACGTTGCCGACGGCGGGGACTTACCTCATACTGGCGAACGTCAGCGTGATTGACGGCGCCAACTCGGGCGACGTTTATAGCGCGAAGCTGCGGAACACGACCGATAGCACGGACGTGGGCGTGGCGAAGAAAAATTCTGGCAGCCCGGCTACGGGCCGGTTGCTACTTTTTCTGGCCGAGCTGGTCACCACCACGGCGGCCAACAAAGTCGTTAGCATTTTTGCCGCGAACGAAACGGCGGCGCGCGGTTCCGTCGAGTCGACGTCGACCGATATCCGATACGTCCGACTGGCATGAAAAATCTCCTGGCCATCCTCTCACTCCTCCTGCTGGTCGGCTGCACGCTCCCGCTTAAACCGGGCGCGTCAACCCTCGTTATGCCGGACGGACAGGTGGTCAAGGTCGTTCAATCGCAGAACCCGAAGAACGACACGGTGCAGGATTACAAACGAGTGACCGACCCGAACGGTGCCACGACCGAGGAGGTTCATACCAAAATCGGCGCAGCCCAGAAGGACGTGGCTCGCGAAGTCGCGGCCAAGCTCGGCTCGCTTCGCCCCGTGATGTGGGTGGGTATACTCGTTTTCCTTTTCGGCGCGGCCAGTGCGGTGTGGCCTCCGCTCAAGGTTCTCGTCGGCGGCAGTGTTACGACCAGCGCGGTTATCGCCGCGGCGGGGCTCGCCATGATTGTGTTGCCGGTCGTTGTCGTCGGGCACGAAGTTCTGATTCTCGCAGTCGCCGCGGGAGCGGGTGCGCTGTGGTTCTTCGCGCATCGCCACGGACATTTGCGTGGACAGGTCAATGAACTTCTTAAGGAAAAGTAAGCTATGTCTTGTGGTTCTTGCGGAAATAATAATTGCGGCGGTTGCAATGAGTGCAACAGCTTTGTCACGGGCTGTGGGGCGTCGGGCACGCCGTGCGGCTCGTGCCCGCCGAATAGCGCCGATTGCGAAACGCTTCCGAGTGCGCTCCAAAACTTTGTCGATGCCTTCTTCGGTGCTGTCACCAAAACGGAAATCGACGGGCAAGTAACGTGGATTCTCCCATGTAACCTGGACATCGGGTTGCCGGGTAACCCGCGCGCGGACGGCGAAGGGCTCGCCTGCTATTTTCTTCGGTTGTTCCGGGACGGAATTAACGGGCTCGAGGGTCCCACTGGCCCGACGGGCGCTGCCGGCGAAAACGGCGCGAACGCCTGGACGATTATCCTCACGGCATTTGTTCAGCCGGCTGCGGGCGGCACGGTAAATTTCAACATCGTCGCTTCGCCGACCATCACGGTGGGCCAGACGTTTTTCGTCCCCGGCTCCGGGTATTACATCGTCACGAGCCGCATCTCGAATTCGGTTTTTGCTCAGCTCATCGAAGCTGTGCCGTCGCCCAACGCGGTGACGGTCCCCGGCACCATCGCTCTCCCCTGTGGTCCGCGCGGGCTCACGATTACCGGCCCGACCGGTGCTCCCGGTTTGGCGGGTCCGACGGGTGCCCAAGGTCCCACGGGTCCAACTGGCGCAACGGGCGCAACGGGTCCGACTGGACCGACGGGCGCGGTCACGACGAACGCGAACGGTCAGGTGACCGTCACGGGTGCGACGGACTTTACGGTCACGAACGCGGACCAAAAAATCTCGTTCGGTATCTCGGACCCCGAGGTGACGCTCCCCTCAATCGGGACGTATCTTGTGATGGCTCGATTCCGCTGCTATCAGCAAATCGGCAGCGGCGACAATCTTGGTTGGGATTTTTACATGAACAACCAGACGACCGCTACCCCCGTCCCGGGAGGCGAGCATCCGGACGTGCTGATTCTAAACACGGGCGCGCCGACGCATTCTCAGTATTACCACATTTATTCCTTGGTCACGACGACGACCATCAACAACATCATCGACGTGCACGTGCAGTCGGAGAGCGGTTCCGCGCCGCAGACGATTTATCAGGACGGCTCGACCATCCTGTTCATCCAACTGTCCTAATGAAAGACTGCACACATCCACTTCATCGCGATGACGAGGGAGATTTGTCCCGTCCGTGTTTTCCACGTGGCTCGACGAAAATCCTGCCCGGGCGCACGCTGCCCCCGCGCATCATCGTGAACCAGACGGACGACGTGCTCCAGGACGAGGCCGGTTTTCCGATTCTGGATGAAGTGACCGGTCAGACCATCATCGACGATTTGCGACGACAATGAAAGTTTCAACCTACGTAGCCGGAGAAGAGGCGAATCCCGAAGGGTGGCTGTTCATCGCCGAACGCCAGCCGGACGGTTCTTACGAGACAAAGAAAATCGCCCCCGACAAACTCGGTGAAACGGGTCCTGCGGGTCCGCAAGGACTGCCGGGCTCCCCCGGCGCGACGGGTGCGACCGGTGCGCCAGGACCAACCGGCGCAACCGGAGCCGCCGGCGCAACCGGCCCCCAGGGCGCGGACAGCTCCGACGAATGGGTGCATCCCGACGGGCTGTCGGTTGACCTTTTTGAGGAGTATCCGGCGGGCGCGATTGTCGCTCCGAATGGCGGATTCGGCTGGGACACCGCCGGCGTCGTCTCGGGCGGAACCATCGTCCAGCGCAACGTCGCGAATGGCCGCACAGAAAAGCGACTCAGCTTGACCGCCGGTGAATTCGCTCGCAAGCTCTACGTTGGCGGTGACTGGCATCGCCTGCGAATTGCGGTCCTGCTGCGCGTTAACGGCGCGTCCACTTTTACCGGGAATGGCTTTATCGGGCTATGTAGCGGGACGGCCAATCCCTTCGGCGGGACGACGGACAACGCCGTCGGTATTTATTTTGACCCGGTGAATGTGAATTCCTGGGCGTTCACGAACGGGACGACGGCGGATTTCTTCGCGCAAAGCGTGGGCACGCGGTTCGTCACCAAGCGCGGCGCGAGTGTCACCGACCAAGGCGGTGGAGCGGGCTCGGACGGGCGTCGGTTCGCCTCGGACGAAGACCACCGCTCACTTTTCCTGCTCGAGTATCGTCGTCCGGTTTTTGCGACCGCGGCCACGTCGGTGAGTTACGAAGTTTCGATGCGCTCGACTAACGCGGCCCAAGCCGAATTCTCGCTCAGCAAGCGCGCTCTGTTCGACGCAATTTTAGACAGCGCAAACAACAGCACCATCTGTCAGAGTGATACGATGGTAACGCTGACCGGCTCGGGTTCGACCACGGTCGCCAACACTTTCAGTTTCGACGAGAGCACGGGCGCCTTCGACACGCTCAACCTCCGCTGGGACGGCGCGCACCCGCTGGAAATCTGCGGGCTGGCGGTTCACAAGATTTACTAAAAATGAACGTCTCCCTCGAAGAAATTTTTGAGCAGTCGCCGGTCACGGTTAACGGTGACGGGCATCTGTTGATTGGCCAGCTCAACGATGGCGGCGTGATTCAGCTGAAGCGAATTCATGTTACCACGTTGAATCAAGCGGTCGGCCCCACGGGTCCCACGGGTCCCACGGGCGCGAACGGAACGAACGGCACGAACGGCGTGACGGGTCCGACCGGACCCACGGGTCCCACGGGTCCCACCGGCCCGGTTGGTCCGACGGGTTCCAACGGTCCCACGGGTCCGACTGGGCCAGCAGGCAGCACGGGTGCAACCGGACCTACTGGTCCGACGGGCGCGAGCGGCGCAACCGGCCCAACGGGAGCTGCCGGCGCAACGGGTCCTACGGGTCCCACGGGAGCCGCCGGCGCAACTGGCGCAACGGGTCCGACGGGTCCCACAGGCCCGACGGGAGCAAACGGCACGAGCGGAGCGGATGGCGCTTCGTTCACGGTCGATTCATTCGCGCTGGATAATTTTGATGGATACGCGACTGGCTCCATCTCTACTTTTTCCAGTGGCTCGGGATGGAGTGGCTCGGGTGCCGCATCGGGCGCGACTATCGTCGAAGTTACGATGTCGGACGGTCGTATTGATAGGCGCATGTCGCTTGTCGGCCCGGGGGAATTCAAGCGAAAAATGATTTGGGGCGAAAAATGGAAACGCCTTCGCATCGGTCTGTTGCTACGCATCAACGGCGGGTCGACCATCACGGGCGATTTCGCTTTCGGCGTGTGCTCGGGCATCACTAACGGGGTAGGAAGTGCGGCGTGCACTAACTTCATCGGAGCGACGACCCGCGTGGGCAACACGAATCAGTATACTTTTGCTGCCGGCAGTGACGTCGGGGTTTTCACCGCGACCTTTGCCGGCGGCTCGTCCAAGCGTGTGAATACCTTCACGGACTACGGCGGGGTGTCCTCGATGAAAGGTTATCCGGCGACGGGGTCTTCGGCGCTTTGCATCAACATGCTGGACATCAAACGGGGCCGACTCGCTGCGAGTGCGACCTACAGCATGTTCGTCCAAGGCCCGACCGGGTCTGGCACCGCCGCGGGCAGCGCGGAGCAGTTCCTGGACTGGGGCACGCTGCTTCAGGCAGTTTCTGAGGTGGACACCACGAGCCCCTCCGGGTGGTGGTATGACGGGGCGGCATCCACGAACTCGGGGACCTTCGACGAATCCGCGGGGGCGCTGGATTCCATCAATGTCTGGTGGAGCCACGCCTCTACCGCCATCGAAATAGCGGGCATCGCGGTGATGAAAGCCTTTTGACCGTTGACAAAACTCATTAAAACGACACTTCTTACACGATGAAAGCGCCAATCGACCTGGGCTACAAGATGGACATGGGGCCGAGCTCCCCGTCCTCGATGCCCGACAAAATGTATCCGAACCTCCACCTCGAGTGGCCGTCGGACTACGACCTGCCCGAATCCGGCACCATGACCGTGAAGTTCGTCAAGACCGGCGAGAACAAGTCCAAGGGTCCGAATGGCAAGCCGCGGTTTACCGTCGACCTGGAAATCAAGTCCATTGAATCCGTGAAGAAGGGAAAAGTCGAAGCCGAGGAAAAAGAGGAAACCGGCGCCGAGGCGTTGGACCGCCACGCGGCTGAGATGGAAGAGGAATCTTACTAATGTTCCAGGCCAAGGACATTTTCGACGACGCCAAAGACATCTTCGGCATCTGTCGCGAGGAAAAACTTTTTCGCTGGATGACCGACGCGATTCGGATGTTGGCGAACAAGGGCGACATCGACCCGCTTGTGGGCGCGCTGGATATCTGCGTGCAGAATAAATGCGTCACGCTCCCGCGCGAAGTGGAAACCGTCCTCGGGGTGAACCTCGCGGGCCGCCCGGCTCTCGGGCACAATGAACTTTTTTCGTTCCACTTGAACGGTCCCGGCGATTGCAAAAATCGCTGCGACTACTCGTGGTTCGATGAGCTGCCGGCGGTGACCTACAAGGACATCATCTGCCCGGGCCGACTCGTGGCGTTCGTGGACAAGCCCGAAGACTCCGGCGTGGAGCTGCGCGTATTCGGATTCGACAACCAGAACAAGCCGCTGCAAACTTTGGAGGACGGCGTCTGGACGGACGGGCTTCTGGTCCCCACAATTTTTGGCTACGCGGTCCCCGCGTCGACGGACCCGCTGGTGAGCCGCATCACTGACATCGTCAAAGGTCCCTCGGCTGGAATCATCCGGCTCTCGACCTACGACAACTCGTCCAGCTCCGGCACGCTGATTGGAATCTACGACCCGGACGAAACGCATCCGCGCTACCGGCGCATCAAGATTTCCCGCGGCTGCCCGTGGGTCCGCATCGTCTATCGGAAGAAGTCTTTCGACATTACGAGCCTGAACACGCGCATTCTTTTGCACAGCCGGTTCGCGTTAGTGATGGCGATGAAAGCCGTGAAGTTTTATTTGGACAGCGACGTGGCCAACGGCATGCAGTTCGAGGCCCACGCGTCGCGGATTCTCACCGAACAAGAGGGGGCGCTCGTCAGCCCGAACGCAATGCCGATGCAGGTCGAAGACCGCAACAGCATCATGCAAAAAGACGATTGGAACGTAGACTGATTATGAAGAACGTGAAGCAAGACATGGGCAAAGCTCCGTCGAGTGGCGCGGTTGAAAACGCCAAGACGAACGCGAACATGCCCGCCCCGCAGGACATCTTCGATTACTCGGATGCGAACTGCGAAGACAAGGACCGCGTCGACCGTTTGAAAAACGGGCACGACAAAGGCAACTACAGCCAATACAACGGGAGCCTGTAATAAGTGACGCCGCGCGTAGAGGATGGGGAGATTACCTTTATTGGGGGCATGGATTCCATGTCCGACCCCCAACAGGCGACTCCCGGCTTTTATGCTCGCAGCATGAACACGGTGAACCGCGGCGGCATTATCCAGTGTCGCCCCGGCTATCGCTGCAAGTTTGTGATGCCGCCCGGCAACCTGCAAGGTGGGATTGTCTTTCGTCCGAAAGTCGGACTGGAATCCATTGTCTTTGCGGTGGACGGCCTCGTGTATTTGTCCGAGTTTCCGTATCGCACCTACCGACAGCTCGATATTCAGTTTTCGCCGACCGCGCGCCAGCTGTTTTTCGTCCAGGCCGAGCAAGCCGTGACGCGAAACGACGACGGTAGCCTGCGAATCGTCCCCGCGGTTAACCTCATCATCATCCAGGACGGCGGACTCACCGCCCCGGCGGTGTTCGACGGCTACAACGCCGCGCACGACGCCAACATCAAGCTCGGCGGTCCGATGGCTTGGTCCGGGGACCGGCTTTGGGTCGGCCAGGGCGCAAAACTTTTCGCCAGCGATTTATACGACCCCCGACATTTTCTCGAGCCGCAATACTTCGCCACCATCGAGGCGTTTACCCTCCCCGGCGAAATCACCGCACTGGCCGAGCCAGTGGCGAATGCGGAGCTGGCCTCGCTGTGTGTTTTCACGGACTCGACCACCACGCTCATCCAGTCGGGAATCCGCAATCGTTCGACGTGGATTAACACCCCCAACTTTCAGTTCCTGCAGTTCCCGGCCATCGGCTGTGTATCCGCGAAAGCAACTACGTCTTATCACGGGCTGCTGTGGTGGTTCACCGGTGACGGGCTCACCAACATCAACGCTGCGGAGATGACGCGCCGCACGTCCATCATGGAAGACCAAGACTCTGAGATGCTGGACAGCAAAGGCCGCCTGGGCGCGGACTTGAGCGGCATCGCGATGGGTTCGTTCGAGCATTATCTGCTTGTGTCGGTGCCCTTCTGCGACCGCTACAACTCGCACACGTGGTGCATGGACGGCGCCACGCTGATGAAAAAAGGCCAGGACCCCTTCACCTGGAATTCCTACTGGACGGGCACCCGTCCGACGGACTGGTTCACCGGCCTTTTTGCTGGCTCGAACCGAGCGTTTTTCGCAAGCAAAGATTACGACGGCCAGAATCGGCTCTGGGAGGCGTTTACTCCCGACCGACTGGACGACGGTTGTCCGATTACGTGGTTCGTGGAAACGCGCGCGTATGACGGGAATCTTCCCCTCAAGGACAAAACGGTTCGGTATGCAGACATCTATTTGTCTGAGCTGGCCGGCACGGTGGACGTCGGCGTCTTCTGGGCTGGCCCGTATCGTGGACGGTATAAACGCATCCTGACGAAACGAATTGAGGCGCCACGTGGCTCCATTCGTCAGGGGCATAACATCACCAGCGAACAGAAATTGTTTGCGTTCAAGAAACAGACCCGCCCGCTCCGCACCCAGGACGCGAAAGAGCTGGCATCGGCTGAGGACTTGTCCTCTTGCGACATTGAACATTTTCGGCTGGAATTTCTCGATGAATCTTTTCAGCTTCTCATTGTTGGCTCTGGTCCTGGTGCTGTTCGTGGACTTCGTCTTTACTTGGAACCCGCTCCCGGCACTCCGGGCGCGGTTGGCCCAAACAAAGAACTGTCGGGCCGCTGCGAGGAAAACGAAACGCCGGACCAAAATTTCGTCCGATTCGACGGAGCCGCCTCTGACTCCGTTGCGTCGCTGAACGAAAACATTCCGCTGTTCACGAGCAACCAGACGGTCAGCGTAACCGAGCAGGGCTTCACCGAAGTCGGCACGGGATACGCGGAGTCGGTCATCAGCCAGGACGACGCGGATAAAATCGCGCGCATCATCGCACGGCGAAAAGCTTGCCACGAGCTGGAGCTCGTGCTTCCGCTCATCGCCTCAACCGGGACGGGACTCCCGCTATGAACCAGTTTGAATCGTTCAAGCCAATCACCCGCCGGGAGCTGCGTATCAATTACCGGTCGCCGTTGATTTGTCAGCTCAGCCCCGCCGAAAGCGGCAGCGGCTCGGGTAACTCGATTCCCGCGTTCATCGCCATTGTCGCGATTGACGGGCCGACCGGACTTTCTGCTGCCGTGAGCGCTTGCCCGCGCGTGGTGACGCTGACCTGGGACGTGATTGAAGACGCGGACGGCTACAATGTGTATGCGTCCGAGGCGGCGGAAGGCCCGTTCTTTTATTTCACCTCGGTGACGAACCCGACGTATTCGCTGCCAGCAGCCGCGGGCACGGGATATTTTCAAGTGTCGGCATTCGGTTCCTTCGGGCTCTCGAATCCGTCCGCAACCCTGGCGGTCGTCGTGCCGCCATGCGAAGAATAATTTTATGCCGAACCCTAACTCAAACGGAAACGGAAATGGAAACGGTGGCGGCAACGCGCCTCAGAACCCCGGGCACGGAAACGGCCACGCTAATTCCGCGGACGCGAAAAAGGCGCTCGATACGCTCGTCGTGGCGTTCGGCAAAGACTTTCACCGAAAAGACGGGACCATCTTCCGCGTCTCGACGAACGCGATTGCGGACTTCGAGGCACTGGTGACCGCCGACGACGGCGACGCCCTGGCGAAGTATTTGGAGAAGCCCATCCAGCTTTTGCTGGCGCAAATTTTTGCTTTACAAGAGCGCGTCGCTGCTCTAGAACATGGGCAACCGTGATGGACACGTATTACGCAACGCTAACGCCGGAACAGAAGGCCGCAAAGGTCGAGAAGAATCGCGCTCGGCTTACCCCGGAGAAGCGCGCGGAGTATTATCAAACCGCGCTCGAGAAACAGCGGAAGCGAACGGCCCTGGTCAAGCTCTTAAAGGCCGAACGCGGCTGCTACGACTGTGGGGCCATGTTACCGCCCGAGTGTTTGGACTGGGACCATCGTCCTGGAACTGAGAAATGTTTTACGCCGTCGAAAGCGCTGGGAACTGTTCCCATCGACCGACTGGTTGATGAATTGAATAAGTGCGACGTGGTGTGCTCTAATTGCCATCGCATCCGCACGGAACAACGAAAGAAATATGCCGCTCCAACGAACTAATTTGGTCATCGTTGCAAGTCAGTTGCCGCCAGACCTGGAAGGGACGCCCCAGGAATTCTTCGCGGCCATGCTCGAACGCATGGACATCCAGTCCCCGGTCGGAACGAACTTTTTCGTCATCGGTGACGTGGAGCCCGCGAGCAACAGCGGCCCGTGGTTCAAAAACGGGACCAAGCTCTACGTCTTCGACATCAACGAGGGGCATTACGTCCCGCTCGACATCTCGGACTCGCTCAGCGCGTTCGCGTTCATCGGACCGAACGACCCCGGCATCCCGGGTGAGAACGACCCGCTGATTTGGTTTCGCACCGTCGGCAGCCGGCCCATCGGCTGGTATGGTTGGGACGGCAACTCGTGGGAAGCCGCCGGCACGGTTCCGAACAGCGGCAACACCGCGAACCGCCCGACGAACCCGCTGGACCTCGAGCAGTATTGGGACACGGACATCAACTGCTTGATTCACTGGGAGCGCAACCAGTGGCGCACTCTCTCCGGCACGCCCGGCGACGTGAAAGCGGTTACGGACACCGTTTTGACCGCGGCGCTGGCCAAAAATCCCGGCTGGTCGCTCCTCTATGACAACGACGAATCCCGTCGCGGTCGTGTCATCGGCCAAGCGTCCAAGGACGTCGGGCTGACGCCTGAGAGCGCGGTATCTGTTCCGACCGGCATCACGCAGCGCGCCACACAGGACACCTTCGGTGCGGAAACGCACGTGCTGACGTCCCTGGAAATCGAACAGCATTCCCACTTAATCGGGCACGCGACCCTTTTGGCCAGCAATCAGGCCAACGTCGTGTTTTTCCGGGTGGAGGACGGGGACACGGAAATCCAGAACGCGGGCATCCCGCTGCCGGCGCCGCCGAACAGCCAGACCGCCCGGACGACTCACTCAAACCCGAACGGCAGCCAGGGCGGCGCCACGCTCGGGTCCACGGGCACACAGCTGATGACCAGCCGACAATTCACGCTCGAGGACGCCCCCAGCTACACGGGCGGGGCGGTTGGACACAATAACATCCAGCCTACCGTTTATTTGTGGCACTTGACAAAAGACTAATCGGCCACACTTCATAGTGATGCAAGAGCATGCCACAGCGTTAGCCCAGGTCCTTCCGAGCGGGATTCCCGCTTTGCGGCCCCTGTTCCAGCGTTACTTTGAGGACGTCCGGTATCCCGGGCGGCTGGACATGCGCGCAGTGGAAGAAATCTGGGGGCCGCTCATCGCCCGGGGCAACGGCAGCATTTTGGCCGAGTGGCCGACGGCGGGCGCTCGCGGCATCGTGGGGACCACCTACATGCGCGACACGTTCAACGGCGAGCTGACCGCCATGATGGTTTTTCTCTACGTCATGCCGGAGTGTCGGGGCCAGGGCATCGGGCGCACCTTGCTGGACCAAGCTGAGACAGACGCCCGGCTGCGTGGCTGCACGAGCATTGTCCACGGGCACACGTTCACCATCAACGAGGATGGCGGACGAGCAATTTTTGAGAAGCGCGGTTACGAAGTAATCGAGCTCGGTTTTCGGAAACGACTTTAATTTTATGGGTTACGCAATTGGTTCCGCGGCGTCAATCGCCGAACGATTCACCGATGAGAAGGCGATGCGCGAGGCATACGCTTTCATGCGCGATGGGCTGCGCGAGCAACGCAAGGCCCTGAAGGAGGATTACGATTTGGAACGTATCTCCGGGCTCGTCCAGCAATACGACAAGGGATACCTCGACCGCCGAGTGTCGCTGATGAAGGAATACGAGCCCGACTTGTATGCCGCCGGCCAAGTCGCCCGCAAGGACATCCTTGCGCAGGCGCAGACGCCCGTTTCCGCGCTGGAATCCACGCGGACGGCCAAGCAACTTTTCAAGGAAAACATCGACCAGAACCCCGAGCTCGCCAAGCTCAAGGAAAACGTCATCGCCCGGGCGAACGACGTCCTCGCGTTGGGCGGGAACTTGCCGGCTGAGTATCAGGCCGAGCTCGTCCGCGCCGGCGTCGGCGGGGCCGCGCAGGCGGGTATTAAGCCCCAGGCGGGCACGGTCGGCGGCGTCGTCTCCAAGGTCCTCGGCAGCGAGGGCGAACGTTTGCGCCAAGCGCGCACGATGGAAGCGTCGAAACTCGCGGACACCGCGCAGCAGATGACCGAATCGCGCGCCAAGATTCTCGGCTCGATTTTTCCGACGATTCAATCCGCGGAACGCGAAGGGCTGGCTCGCTCCGCGTCCATTTTTGGGCTGACTGAAGCCGCCACGCCAGCTAGCAGCACGGGACTCACGGGCCGCGAGGTGTTAAACCTCGACCTGGGTGGCCGAACCGCACAGCGCGACGTCAATTCGCAGCTGGCAAATTTGAAGGCATGGAAGTCGCTGGAGTTTGCGCGCATCCGTGATACCGCGTTGAACCAAGTCGCCGGCAACTTTGGCGGCACGGCGAGCGGCGCATACGGCGGCGCGGGCGGCTCCGGCGGCGGTGGCGGGGGTTCGTCGATGGGTTCCATGGGTTCCATGATGGGCATGGCTGGCATGATGTCCGACCGCAACGTCAAGGAAAACATCAAGGAGCTCGACGAGGCGAAAATTTTGGAGAAGGTATCCAAGCTGCCCGTGTCCAACTGGGAATATAAGAAAGACGTTGAGAACGTGCCGCAAGGTCAGCATACTGGCCCGATGGCACAAGACTGGGACGTGCTTTTTGGGAGCGGCACCGGTGACGCGAAAACGATTCCAATCGTGGACGCCATCGGCGTGGCCCTGGCCAGCGTGAAAGCGCTGGTCAAGGAAATCAAACAGATGAAGACGGCCAAAGCTTAATTTTATGGCGGCGATGAACATCCCATTGGTGCCGGTTAACTCCGAGGCCAAGACTTTTGCTGCGAGCGCGCTCGTTCAGGCGATTAACAACATGCACCTTGCGCAGAACGCAAGCGGCGGGGGCGCCGGCCATTCGGCGGCCACGGCTCAGCAGACGAAGGAGCAGAAGGAAATAGACGCGGCGGCGCAAAAGGCTGCGTTGTTGAAGCATTCCCGGGGAAAAATTGAGGGACAAGTATTGGGCGAAGAGGGCGGCATGGAACCGACCACGATGCCTGCGCCGGCTATTTCAGTTACGCCGCCCGCGCCCGTCGCGCCCGCGGCACCCTCGCCAACTATCGCGGCGCCATCCAGCGGAGTTTCTTTTGGTGCCATGACCGACATCAATCCGACCCCGGCGAGTGATGCGGGTCCGGCAACCCAGGGCGGCGGATTTAACTCGGACAGCATGTTCGACTGGGGTTCGATGTTTGGGGGAGGACTTTAATTATGCCCGTAGATAAAAATGACCCGCGCTACAAAGCGGCTTTTGCGAAGTGGGACTCGAAATACTCGAAGATGCCCACACGGGACCTGCTCAACGAGTGGGACTCCGAGGACCTGATTCATTATCTCCAGGCGAACAAAATGCTGGATGAATCCAAGCTGAATCCTGCGCTGCAACGGAACGCCTCCCTCAAGGCGAACCAGGAATACCAGAACCTGCGCAAGGGCGGCTCGCTTCAGGAAATCGCCCAGGCGCATGCGAAGTGGGCAGCCCCCGAGGGACTGGAGCTGCCGGTGAACCCGGACGGCGTCATCAACAGCGAGGCGGCCTTGAAAAATATTTTTGAGGCGAAGCAAGCGATTGAACAGCGAGAGCACGACCGCGCGCTCACGCTCGGCGCGACCGAGCAGATGACCACGACCGTCAACCCGCAAGGTCAGAAGACCATCACGGGTCAGATGATGACGAAGACCGGACAGCCGACTAGCCCGGTCCGAACGGTGACGAGCGAAGCGCCCCAGACCGAGCCGCTCCGAAAAGAATACTCGGCACAGCCGCCCGTGCACGATTTTAACAAGGTGCACGCCGGCTACAACAAGCTTTTGCGTTCCGTTAATACCAAAGAGCCGAATGCGTTGAAAGACCAGAACACGATTTTTCAATGGATGAAAATCCTGGACCCAGGCTCGACCGTGCGCGAAGGTGAATACGCGACCGTGGAAAAAGCTCGCGGCGTGCCCGACCGGATTCGTAATGTGTGGAATCAAATCTACACCGGTCAAATCTTGACGCCGGAACAGCGAAAAGAAATTCTCGACGCTTCGCAGGATATCGTTGATGGACAAATCGCCAACGTGGCCCCCATCATCAAACAATTTCAGGCCCAAGAAAAAACCGGCGGACACGCCCCCGGCTCCGTCGTTCCGATTGAACACCAGGAGATGGTCCAAGAATTTGAGGAGCGCGAAGCCGCGCGCGCCAAAGCCGCGGCTCCGGCTGCCGCTCCTGCCGCTGGTGCGGCTCCCGCCGCTGCCGGCGCTGCTCCCGCGGCCCCGGTTCAGCAAAAGCCGATTCCTACGGTGCGGACGCCGACGGAAGCTCCCGCGGATGCGGAGTTTTTCTACTCCCCCAAGGGCAAGCTGTATCGTAACCCCAACTATCGTCCTGCCGCGGCGGCACCCGCCCCCGCGACCCCGCCGCCTACCGCCGAAGTCACGCCACCCGCTACCGAGGAGCCGCCAGTTTTACCAGCTTAATTATGCCGAGCGTCATTGAGGATTTAGGGGCAGGGGAATCTTTCACGGACACGCCCGTCCCGGTTGTGCCAGCTGAGGTGCCCGTCTACGGCGGCACGGCTCGGGGACTGAAATCCTCGAAGCCCATCACGCCGGAAGTTCAGGCGCAGCTCGACCAGTCCAGCAAAGGGATGCGGGCCGCACTCGCGGAAAAGGGAATCGAAGCCCCGCCGATGCTGCCCGAGGAGGCCGCGAAAGCCGCCGCTGAAAAAGAAAAGGAAGATAAAGCGTTCGCCGGACTGCAGGAGGTGGACCCTTTTAGCGTGTTGCAAGAAGTCGACCCCCGCTCTGTTGGGGAGGAGCCCGAATTCCGCGGCGTCCCGTTGGCCGACCGACTCGATACTGAGAAGCCCGATGTTCTCGCCAAGGACCCGAAGTTCAATGTGCTCGAGCACATCGCGACGAACCGCGACAATATTTTTCAGGACCCCAATCGCTACAAAAAAGCGCTCGACACTTATCGCGCGCAAAAAGTCGTGGGCACCACGGCGAACAAGGTCTGGGAATCCGCCAAGAAAGAAACGGGTCCCCTGCTTTTGGAAATTCTCAAATCTTTGCCGAAGCGGCTCGAGAATGTTTCTGATATCGCCATTGGTCCGGTGATTAACGACATCACGGCAAAGTTTCGTCACGAGAGTGCCGACCCCGCGCTTCGCGCGCAGTGGGATAAAATGACAGACGACAACCGCGAGGCCGCCATCGCCGAGGCCATCGGCGGAACGCAGCTCGCCGTGGGCTCGCTTCAGGACATGGTGCGCCAGGGCGCGCGCAAGCTGACGGGTCCCGGATTCAATTTGAAACAGCTCAAGGTGACCCCTTCGGGTGTCTCGATGGAGCGCAAAGACTGGAGCAAAATTTCTGATGAAGAAGTCAAAAGCGAGTTATTCAAAGACCTCGGCTGGCACGACACCGTCCAAGGTATCTCGTCCGGCCAAACCGTCAAAGACCTCGTCAGCGAAGGCGTCCAGCTCAACCCGGAAAACATCAAGCTACTGAGCTTGACGGACCCGGTCACGCTCGTCGCCACTGCCGGCGGACTCAAGGCCGTGGGCGTCGGTGGCAAAGTTCTTTTTACCGCGGCCAACGAAGTTGGCGCGGGCAAAGCGCTGAACTACCTCGGACAGCTTTCCCAAACCGCCGCGGCGAAAACCACGCAGCTCGTCGGCACGGGCATCGAAAAAACCGGTAAGGTCATCGCCTCTGCGCTTCCCATCTCGGGCCAGGGCATTAGCGTCGGCGCCGGACTGAGTCTTTTAGGCGTCCCACACAAGGCCATCCTGGCGGCGCGTATCGCGGCCCCCGTTTTACAGAAGACGGGACAGGTCGTTCGGGAAATCGGCGAAGCCGCCGGGGCCGCCCCTAAAGGGCAGCTGTCCCTGGGTCTGGAAACCACGACGGGCGCCAAGCTCGTCAACGCGGCGAAGACCGTTTCAAAATTTGTTCAACCGCCCGTGGCCGGCGCCGTCAAGGGCGCCGTGGGAACTGCGCCGCTGGCACTCGCGACCGACGAACCGCAAGGCGGGCTGCTCGGCGTGGGTGCCGTCGGCGGGGCCGTGCACTCTGCCCTCGGAGCCGTCAAAGGCGCGGTCGCCGAAGCCGGCGCGAAAAAATATTTCGACCCGGGCCAAATCAACTGGGAAGCGACCCCGTCTCCTGGCTACGATAACTTCACCGAGCTGAACAAAGTTCACGAGCAGGTCGCCGCGTCCACGCCGTCTAACGCGCGGAACATGGTGGATAGCTTGCGCGAAACGCTGCGCCCGTTCGGCAAGAAACTTTTCCTCGTCGACGACGCGGCTTTTTCCAAGGCCATCGCTGACGATACGGTCCGTGCGAACGGTGGCAAATCGCTCACGCCGGAACAACAGGCGGCGGTCACCCAGGAATCCAAAGCGCGCGGCGTTTCAAAAATCTGGATGGCAGATGACGCGGGCAAGGGCGAGATGGTTACGCTCGTCAAAGGCTCCGCGAACGCTCCACACGAGTTTGCCCACGTCCTGGAATCCGTAATGGAGCCCGCGGGACGCGAAGCACTGCACGACGCGGTCCGCAAGGCATACACGCCCGGAGAACTGGAAGCCTTGCGGCAGCATTACGAAAAATCTTTGGGCAGCCGTTTTGCCGCGGACGTGCCGGGCGTGATGCAAGAAGTCCGCAGCGAATTCATCGCCGACAATTGGGCGAACCTGCTTTACAACACGTCGCTCGAGTCACTCGGGCTGCCGAAACCGAAATCCTCGTTCCGCGCAAAAATGCTGGACGCGGCGTTGACCTTGGGTGACGCGCTGGGTATCGACATGACGGCAGGCCGCGGCACCCCGGGGTTGAACCTGAAGCCGAGCTATAGCCTGCGCAAGGCGCTCGAGAACGCGAGCGGTGAAATTTTAGCGGAGCGTGACCAGCGCGCCGCGCAGCAAGCGACTGCTCCCGAGGTGAAGCCGGTGGCTGAAGCGCCGGCGGCTCCGGTCGAAGTTCCCGTCGAATCCGTGCAGCCGGAGCTGGATTTTACCACGCCCCCGCCCAAAGAAATTCCCGCTCAAGGCGAGCTCAATTTTGAGACGCCGTCGGCACAACCGAAAGTGGCCCCGGCAGCGACCCCTCCCGCGCCGGCACCCACCGAAGTCCCGCCGACGGTGTCTCCCTCCCGTGGGGTTTCCACCCCCGAGGCCACCGCCGCCCGTGCCGAGGTCACCAATACCGGGGTCGGTGCGGCCTGGGCCAAAGGCAAGGACAACGAGCAAGCGGTGACGGAAGTGAACAAGGCACTCGATGAAAGCGTCGGGCTGACCGTCGAACACGCCGGCGCTCCCAAAGCGTCTTTTAAGCCGACGGAGCCCGAACGCGCCGCCGAGGTGGAAGAAGGCCGCGGGTTGCCGCCAGAACAGCGCGAGCTGCATGCCGGGAAAAAATATCCCACGCGATGGGAGCAGACGAAAAGCGGGGAACCGCAGCTCGTCGCCCGTAGCGTGGACAAGGTTCTCTCCAACGTGGACCGCGCGGTGCAGTGGGGGAAATCCGCGGGCGAAGAAATCCCGTGGGAGACGGACGCGAACGGTGCGCTCACCGAAGCCGGCACCAACGAACTTTTGTCGGACCTGAACGCCTACTGGGATAACCAGGACCGAGGTTTTCGTGGCGGGGGCAAGCAGCTGGTTCGTCCCGGCGACGAGCTCGGTGCGGCAATCCCGCGTGAGCAAGGCGAGGGAAAAGTTTTAGGCGACGCCAAGGAACAATGGCTTAATCTGCTTCAAGGTAAAGACGTCGGCCCGCCCGAGACGGCGCGCGCCCAAAAAGGCAAGTTACCTGCCAACATTAAGGCGCAGGAAATCCGCGCTGCCCAGGGCGACGTGTCCGAACGCATCGCGCCGGGGACCGACATTCCGATTTATCCCGAGAAGGTGACCGGGGGCCGCGGACCCGTAGAAATCAAGGAGACGAACCCGCTGCGCAATCGTCTGCGCGCCGCCGGCATGCCGGTGGGGGACCTGCACACGGTCGTCGAGCGACTCAACGCTGCGGACATCGTCAAAGCCGAACGCGCCCCCGAATTAACGGGACGCGGCGGACAGACGGACACCGCCCGCGCGGGATACCTGACGGACCAGCCTGTGGACAAAACTATCGCAGACGTGCTCGCGGATTCCCCGGACGACTGGATGAAACGGTTCGGTCCGAAGAATACGTTGACGGGGTCGGCGTATGAGCTGGGGCTGAACCTCACGTCGAAGGACGAGTTGAACGCGTTGCGCGAGGCGCAGTCCAAGGCGTCCGCTGCCCAAGTCTCTGCCCTCGCAGAAGCCCGGGCGGGGAACCTCGACAAGCTGGACGAGGCTTACGCGCTCGCGACCAAGGCCCAATTTTTCCGTGAGGCGATTGAAGCCGCCACGGACACCGCTTCTGCCGCCGGTCCATCCGGCTGGCGCCGCGCGTTCCCGGACCGCACTGCTCCGTTCGCGGAAGTCAGTGCCGCAGCCGCGGAACGCGCTGGCTTCCTTTCTGAAAAAGAACTGAAGTCCATTCGCAATGGCGAAAAAGATGGTGAAACTTTCAACGGGGACGGAACCGTTTTTGTCCCGCCCGAGGACGCCTCGCTGGACGTCGTCACGCTCGCTAGCGTGAACCTGCCGGCGGCAGAGCTGAACGCGAAGAACGTCGCGGCGGCGTTGAAGCCCTACAAGGGCCTTCTGGGGAATGAGAACATCAAAGCGGGAATCTTCCGGCTGTCGGAGCCCGATGCCGAAGGCCGGCCCCAGGTCAGCGTGGATGTGAACGCCATCGTGGACCAGAAGCACCGCAAGTCGTCTTTGGCTTTTGCCCGTGCGAATAACCAGGAAGCCATTTTCGACATGGCCCGCGGCAAAACGGTTGATGCCGGCGGCACGGGTAACACGGTCCTCCGGGACCCGAAAGAAATCGCCCAGGCCGCGGATGCGTTGCAGGCCGGGGAAAATTACCTGGAGACGAAAGCGCGTTTCAAAGCGGCGGAAGCGAGGCGCAAGGGTCCGGTTCGTCAGGCGATTGAAGACATCAAGGGGGACCTCGATATCACCGTCAAAGCGATTACCCGAGAATCCGAAGCCGCCGCGCGGAAACGCGTCGCGGAGACGGACTACTCGAAATACAACGTGCCCGAGGAACAAAAGCCGAAGGGCAAGGGACCGACTGGTTGGGCACTTCCCGACGGGCAGTTCATCCGACTCGACACGGACTATCATCAGACGTGGCTCGGGGAACACTCCGAGCAGTTGAACAAACAATACGGAACCGAATTCTCCAAGGACGCCACGGTCGAGGACCGACAAGCCGCGCTCAACAAGGGATTCATCCGCGTTCGCGAATACGGCGGCAAGCTGGCCATCGAAGCGAACCAGAAATTTTTCCGTGGCAAGGGCAAGCGCGCGATTGAAGTGCTGCTCGACGACCACGCCAAAGACATCGACTCCGCGCGAATCACGCTCCTGGATAACGAGGGCAAGGTGACGGACACGATGGCGGACAACAAGCTTTTTGAGAGTGAAAATCCGGCACAGGATTTAATGGACCTAGTGGATGCGGTTGACCCGAACAAGGTCGCTCCGAAGCGGGGTCCCTCGGCCATTCAAATCGCGCGCAGCCGCGAGGGTTACCTCACGCCGGAAATTCCGACGGACGAGGCCATCACCGACGCGCTGAGCGAGGAAAAGAAACCTTTTGTCGGAGCCGCGCGCGACCTGGATGAAGGCACCCCGGTCGGCCTGCGGATTGACATCCCGGCTTATAACCGCACGGGCAAATACGTCATCACCGTCCACGAAAAAGCCGAAGGCGGGCGCGTGGGCAAGCGGATTGGTTACGACTCCATCGCGACCGTGGACAACCCGACCTTTTTCTCCAACACCAAGGGCGCGGCAAAAATCGCTGAGGGCGCGGCGAAGTTTCCCATCGCGACCGTCGAGGGCGAATGGAATCCCTCGCGTGAACTGCCGGCGGACCTCTCCGAGTGGACCGAGGTTGGTTTCAATCCCACCAAGCACGACTATTTCTACGAGAAGGGAACCGACGAACCGGTGACCGGCGGAACCCAGGCCGTGAGCGTGGGCAACTCGGTTTTCGTCAAGGACGCCACGTTCGGCAGCAAAGCGGACGTCGCGGCACGCGGCGGGTATCTCCCTGGCGAAAAGCTGACGCCCGAGACGGCAGAAGCCGCGGCGGACAAGCACAACGAGGAATACACCAAGTCGTATCCCGAGGCATACCCCACGCGGTTCATCCGCGACTCCAAAGGCAAGCTCAAGCTGCAAGGCGGCAAGCTCGTCCCCGGTGACGAGGAAGCCGTTCTCGACAAAACGCCGCTCGCGCTTGACGCGGTGCGGGAGAACCCGGACGCGCCGGCGCACGAAGTTATTTCGGACGCGCTCGCGGACAAAATCGTGGCCGAAGCTCACGAGGCGCTCAAGGACGAATCCATGAAGGCCGGCCTGACGTGGTATGCCGACGCGGTGAAGCTCATCAACAAATTTTTCGGCAAGGACGCTTCGCTGTTCGCGCAGCTGTTGGCGGCGACGTCGCCGCAGAACGGCGTGCAACCGAACTTCGCCTACGCGGTGGACGCCTGGAACGCCGTGAAGCGTGGCGAGTATGAGCCGTTCGTGAAAAAATATCTCGAGGGACGCGAGCAGTGGAAGACCGGTGGCACGCCTGAAATCGCCGAGTGGGAAGCCGAGAAGGGCAAGAAGTGGAAAGCCGGCACGGGTGCCGCGGCCCAAGGTCTGCGCAACAACTTTTTGACGTGGTGGGTGGACAAGCACGAGATTTTGCCCAAGCGCGAAGGCGGCAAGCTTTACGGCATGCATTCGTTCCCTGTGCTCGATGTCATCTCCGGCACGTGGCTCGAGGACGTGGGCGGCCCGAAGGTGCGGAACTTTTTGGCGAACCTCACAGGCGAAGGACACGACGCCACCATCGACATTTGGGCCACACGATTCCTGATGCGTATCGCGCAGTCCGAGGACACCCTCAAAGGTCGCTGGCGCGTCGCACCGCCGGCGGGATGGCAAATTTCCGCGGAGAACTTTAACCTTGCGCAATCCGCGTTCCGAAAAGCCGCTGAAAAGTTTGGCACCACGCCGGACTCGCTGCAAGCGTTGGTCTGGTTCTCGGAAAAACATCTCTGGGAACAGAAAGACTGGACCGGGTATGTCGGCGCGGCGAAATCGGACTACGCATATTGGCTGAAGTCGCTGGAGCCCGGCGAACACCCCGAGACTTACAACATCCCGGTCAGGGCCAAGGAAGAAGCCACTCGCCAAGGCCGCGAGGAACGCGCCCGCGCGGCGGCGAAGCGGAAAAATGCCGCTCAGGGCGAACTTGACATTCCGGTCAACCCGGTGGAAGATTGACGTTGATGAAAACTGAACACAAAGACGTGTCGGCGGAAGAATTGATGAAGGCGCTCGGCCCGGAGCTGATGCAGTTCATCGTCGAAAGCCTGCACACCTCGGCCCACGAGGACGCCAATTCGACGGACCGAAAGCCCGTTGACAAAGCGGATAAACCATCCACTTCTAAGTAGCTATGCCCGTGATGCCCGAAGACATTCAGCCCGTTGCCGCCGCCCCCGCTGCGGCTGACGAGGTCACCCCCGCCGAGGAACCCGAAGCCAAGGCCCCCGTTATGCCGCCCGAGCTGGCGAAGATTCCCGCCCTCGCCGCCCTGGCGAACGGGTCCCCGCCGGCTACCTACGGGCCGCTCAAGTCGGAAGACCCTCAGCTCAAGGTCATTGGGAAGAAAGAGAACGCCGAGGCCCTGAAAAAGATGGGTTTCGCCGCGTTTGAATCCGAATCCCAGCCGGGGAACTTCGTGCTTTTTAACGGGCTACTTGTTAAGCCCCAGGAAGTTATGGACGCCGACAAGGCGGGCCAGCTCGATTCCATCGCCGTGCCCTTTCAGCAGCTGGCGGCCTCATTTGAATCCGCCCGGTTGGATGGCGGCAGTTCCGAAGTTCCCGCAGAGGGGGCGCCCGCTGCGCCAGCGCCCGCTGGTGAAGCCGCAGCCGCTCCGATGCCCTCCGCTCCCCCCGCTCCTGCCGGTGCCCAGAAACGCCTCCTGGCGGCTCGGGTGACGAATTTGCAGCCCGGCAGTCCGACATCGGGTCCGGCGCCCGGTCGCGGTCGCGTGCTCAACGCGATTTCAAAACCAGTCGTATGACCAAGCGTGGGGGGCCTCGGGGGTGTTCCACCCCTTCCCCCAGAGCAGGCTCAGCCGCTCGAAATAACGCTGATAGTCGTGCTTGAGGGTATACATCGAATATTTTTGGATTGCCCGCGCGCGAATGGCTTTCCGGTCCAGGGTGTTCACCTGCCGGCAGGCGTCCGCAAACTCCCCCAGGTAGTGACATCGGAACCCGGACATGCCGTGCACCACCGTCTCCGTAAACCCAGCCCAGTCCGTTGAAATGACCGGCGTGCCGCAAAGCTGCGCCTCCACGGCCACGCAGCCGAACGGCTCGGGGTAGAGTGACGGGCAAAACACCGCCTGCGCCCGGGCCATCATCTCGTTGCGGGTCTTCCAGTCCGGGGCACCACAATACTCGTGACCCCCGGTGATGTTCCGCAGGCTGCCGCCGTGACCGATGAGCTTCAATTTCACGCCGGCAGCGGTCGCGGCGTCACACGCTACGCGGACCCCCTTTTCGTGAGTCAGTCGACCGACGTAAAGAAAATAGTCGTCCGGTGTGGCGAGGTGAAATTGGTCGGGGTCAAAAAAGACGGGGATGACCGTATCGAAGAAACGCGCGTTAGAGATGCGTTGCGCCCCATAACAGAAGTGCATCCACGCATAGCTCTCGAACACCCGGAACGGCGCCCAGTTGCCCTCATACCCGATGGAATACTCCACGCCCAGGAGGTCCTTGTGCGCGTCAAAAACTGGCTTCTGCGAGTGGCCCCCGATGGAGAGCAGGAAGTCCCGCGATTGCTTGCGCTTGGCGATTTCGGCAATCATCCAGGGGTTCGACTGTTGGTAGAGCGGGGTTTTTCCGTCCACGGGCGCGTGCTGGTATTCCGTCTGCCCCAGGTAGCGCTTGCGGTCGCCCTCGGGCATCACGTTGATGAACTCGGTGCACGGGGCGGTGGAGCCCTCGGCCCCGTAAAGGTAGACCGTGTGGCCCAGGGAGCGCATCATGCGGCAGAACCGGTGGCCGGCGGCGGCGAACCCGTCGAGTGAAAAGTCTTCGCTGACGGGGCAATTCGGCAAGCCGAGCAGATGTATCCGAAGCGGGGTCATGGAAAATTGGGTTTCGCGAACTCGCCAAAATATGCGCGGGCACCTGCATCATACGACCGCGCGGCGTCTTCCTCCCTATGAAATTTTCCCAGGTATATCCGTCTTCCGGCGACCTGTAGATTCGCGCGCCACTTCCGAGCGTCAGGGCACCAATAGACGCCCTTGAACTTCGAGGTCGCCGCCGCGCGTTTGACACGGTTGCGCATGTTTTGGGCATGGGTGGCCGGACGGAGATTGGCCCGTTGATTGTTTAACCCATCTCCGTCTCGGTGGTCAACGCCTTTGGTGTTCAACAGTTCACAATGCAACCAAACGTGCCCCCAGCCCTCCTTTCGCAGTGCGTAGAATGTGTTCGACCGGGGATTCCACAAGGCGTGCCATTTGCGGCGCCCAAATTCTTCCATGTCGGCGAAGTCGATAACCGCGACCTGTCCCTGCGTTAACGGAAGAAAAACAATGGCGCTCACTTGGTGTTCTCCTGTAATTGTTTCATCCACGCGGGGGCCGGCGCAAAAAGGTCCGCCATCTTCCGCGGCGCGACCCGCCGGCCCTGTCGGTCCACCATCCAGCACTGTGTGTAAAAGTCCATCGCAATGTGGTTCACGCAGCCCAGGTCCGTCTTGCCGGCGACCGGGCGCGCGCCCATGCGCTGGTTGTCCATGAAATAGAACTTACCCTCGAACTGGAACAACACCGCGGCGTGGAAACCCTGCTGGCCCCCGTATTGTGACCACTTGAAAAGGATTTGGCGTGCCGGGATACCGCGGGCCTGCAGCATGCGGACCGCGTCACAGCTGAAGGGGTCACACTGACGGAGGACCATATAACCGGGCAGGTGTTTGAACGTCGGCAGCGGGGCGGCGTTGGCGGACGACGAGATACACGCCGCCAGGGCCAAACCGAAAAAATATTTTCTGAGCCCGATAGTGACCAGGGCGAGCATCGCCAGAGCAAGAGCACAAAAAAGCGGACCCGGGTATTCGACCGCCAGGAAGTTGAACAACACAAAGCCGATGATGAAGCCGAATACGACGCCGAGCGCCTTGATGTATGGGAGGATGTTTTTCATTTTCAAATCAGGGCCATCCGTGGCCCGACGTTTCCCAGATGCCCGCTGGTGCGGGGATGGGGAAGTTACTCCGGCAGACCCTTGGTGGCGATTTCATTCGCCTCGGTCAGCGCCCACGCCGCGTTGGCGATGTGGTTGTGGATTTCGCGGAGCTTGGCCTCGAGCGCGACCGCATCCACTTCCGCGGGGAACCCCGCGAAGCAAACGGGGGCGGTGAGGTGACCCGCGGCCCGACGCAGGGCGATGCCAAGGATTTGGCTGTCCTGCAGGAGGTCATTCAGGAACGCCTCACGGACATTTGCCCGGTCTTCGACGGTGTGCGATTTCGCGCACTCGAGGATAGCGGCCTTGTCCTCGTCGGACAGCGGCGCTTCGTTAATGACGTGGTATTTCGACGCCAGGATGGGTGTGGTCGCGTCCATGGTTTTAGTTGTTGTGGTGATTGTGGCTACCGCCGTTATTCACCGTGGTGCCGCCCGGGTTCACCGTGGTGTTTACAACGGGGTTGCCGCTGTTCACCGTGGTGCTCGGGGACGCCGTGGTGTTGACCGACGTCTTGCTTCGCGAGGGACGCAACAGCGCCGCGCCGCCCGCGATGCCGCCGGCCTGGGCGACGCTCGGAACGATGCCGCCGCTCGCGCCATGCGCCAGGACGGACACCTCACCGGGGTGCTTCGGGTCCGCAGCCACCAGCGTGGTCAGGGACGGGCAAAACAGCCCGCAGTTTTTGATACGGTAGATGTCCACGCCGTTGATGGTGGAGATTTTCTTGGTGCCAGCCGTGGCAGGGGTAACCGCTGCAAGTCCGAGCAGCGCCGCGATTGCGATGATGTATTTCATGTCTGTAGGTTACGACAGGGGGTTTGTCCTGTCAAATTTTCTCGGGCAAAAACTTGGACCCGGGGGTTCCCATCGAGATAAGAATTTGCACCACTTTCTCCGCGAAGTCCGCGAGGACGCCATCGTAGGCCAGCGTGCCGCCCCGCGACTTGTATGAGATGGCAAACGCTGCGCGCCGAACGGCAGTGCAGGCATTGACGGCGGCGGTCACGGCGCTACCCAGGAAGGGGTCGAAACGAACGGCGGATTCGGCATAGTCTACGGCGCTCGCGGAGTCGCTCTCGCGAGCGAGTGCGAGGGCTTCGACCGCCACCCGCTGGACAAACGTTATCATGTCAAAGTTCTCGCGCGTTCCGAGCTGAGCGATAGCCAGCCGGCGCAGGCCCTTCGCGCGGGCGGCGTTGGAGGACCAGCTGCTGTCATTCAGCATGATTTTTAATTCCCGGACGGCGCTGGCCACGCACAACGGGTCATCCCCGTGGGGAAGGTTCAGGCCATAACAGACGGCGGCTTCCACGCACATTTGCCCCGGGATGGGCACGCCCATGCCGCAGACCAGACCGGCGTCGACGGTTTCAAGAATTCTTTGGACGGACAATTCGTTTATTTCGTTCATACGGCGAGTTTACTCCAGGTTGTTTATCCTGTCAAATTTTCGGCAGCACATACGGCGGCGTGGAGCCTACCTCCGCGAACTTCAGGGAAATGCTGTAGCTCGCGGTTTGCCCGTATTTGGGGTGCATCAAGAAGAAAGTTTGCGTGGGGTCGACCGGCGAAAAGTTTTCCGCCAGCGCGTAGCCGTCGATGCCGGGGAAGCCGCCGTTGACAATAAAGCGACCCTTCGCGTGTGGAAGCACAATGTCCCGGTGCAGATGCCCGCACAGGTAGTAGTCGGGCGAGCGCTGCCCGTATTTGGCGAACAGCTGCGAGCGGCCCGAGACGTGCCGAGCTACAGAATGGTTCGGGATGCCGAGCGCGCGGTCGCCGCCACGGAGTGTGTCCCCGTGGAGCAGCTCGAAGCGGAACCCCTGCACGTCGAACAGCGCGGTGGGTTGCTTGTCGAGCGTCCAATGCACGTTGGCCAGCTCGCGGGTCAGCGCTTCGGTATACGAGAGGCAGAACATATCGAGATTGCTGAAACGGTTTTCTGTCGGCATGCGTTTCTGGTTCGCGAACCGGGGATGGTTGCCCACGGTCCCCACAACGCGGACCAAGGGAAAACGTGGCGCGAGGTTGCGCAAGAACTGCGCGAAGGCGTGGCCGGCGGCATACGTTTGGTCGAACAGCGTCATTTTTTGCGCGGCCTCGGCTCCGTGGTTCAACGCACCGTGGATAAGGTCACCGCCGAAACAGACGACGAGCTCGTCGACCTGGGTGGTGGTGTGCCGCGTGACGATGGACGTGATGGACGACTCCACGGTCTTCAGGCGCGCGAGAAAAAGGTCCAGATTGTAGCCGCCAAACCCGAGGGTCTGGTCGGGCGTGATTTCCTGGCCCACATGCGTGTCACTCAGAATGAGGACGGCGGACTGCGATTTGTCCTCGCCGGCCTTGTAGGGCACCGCCGCGGGGAACGGGTTGTAACTCACGGGCGCGACTTCGCGCGCCAGCTCCACGAGCTGCTCGGCGATGGACGCATGCGCGACCGCCTGCTTGTATTTCTTCTCGAGATTTTGGTATTCGCCCTTCCAAAATTCATTGGACTTCGCCGTCTTGTCCTGCTCGAACGTGGTGGGCGCCCCCTTGGAGGCTACGGGCGTCGCCTCCGCTTCGGCGGCGAGGCGTTGCCGCTTGCCGCGGATGGCGGGTTCCGAGCGCCCGGTTCGGGCGGCCACTTCTTTGTTGCTCAGCCCGGAGGCGAGCAAAGCGATTTCATTCTGTGTCCAGTCGTTCATTTCTTGTTTTTAGGTTTGGGATTGTCGTCCGGCGGGTCGATTTCAATGTGATATTGGTCGTCCGCCAGCCGCTTAAAGGCAAGGTCAAAGTCGTAGAGCGCGGCCTCGGGGGTATGCCCGCGGCCCACGATGTGGCCGGCAGCGACGCCGGGGTCGCCGTAGATGGCGAGGAAAATTCCATCGTGCTGAAAAATTTGCGGCTTGAACTGCAGGTGCGGCAGCAGCGCGGCTTCGAGGGTTTTTTTCTGCGCCGCCAGGACCGCTTGCTGCGCTTCCTGGGTCTTGACGATGGAGCTGTAGAGGTCCCCCGACTTGTCCATCCCCCAGCGCGATTGGTCCGAGAGCATGGTGTTCAGCTGCTCGCACGCCTTGCAAAACGTTACCGTGGCCGCCGCCAGCGCGCCGCCGTCCAGCTCCGGGTGTGCCTCGGATGCGTCGAACCCCCGGTGCGGGGAGAGGAGATAAGCTTGCAGCGCGTTGGTGACTTGCAGGATGGCGACAATTTGAGCGGAATTCACCGTCTCGCGATTGGGCACCATCATCGGGTAATTGTCGTTGCTCATCCCATTTAAGGTGTGGACTTTTTCGGAGTTGTCAAGGGCGAAGCCAGGGTCGCTTCTGCCCAGTGCAGGAGGTGCCACGCGTCGATGGCGTCGTCGCCCATGAAGTCCAGCGCCAGCGGAGGCTGGCCGGTCTTTTCCAGGTAGGCCAGCGCCATCGCATCCTTGTCCGCCGCCCCGCTGCCGGTCGCAAACTTTTTCAAAGTCTGAACCGGGCAACAGATGGTCGGGATTTTGTGGTCATGTGCAAAAAGCCAAACGACCGTCCGGAACGCGGACCAAAGGTGGGCCTGCGCCTGGGAGCGCACGAACTTCACGTCCTCGTAGGCGATACAATGGATGGGTCGCACTGCCCAACGCGCTCTGAGATATTCCCGCAGCTGCGGGAGCCGCGGGTCGATGACGCAGCAGTCCGCCCCCTTCTTTTTGGTTGTAAGTTCCCAAGTGCCGGCGCATATCGGCCCTTCCGGGACAAGCCGCGCGGCCCAGCCGGTCTTGGTGCCCAGGTCCAGCGCCAGGATGTTCACTTCCTCACCTCCCGGTCGCACCACATGAAGTGGTCCTTGGCGTCATCCCCCACGGCCCCGCAGTGGCTGCACACCGGCAGCTCACCGCACGTTGCGCAGACATAGCCCCAGATGTGCCGCTGCACCCCGACGCCGATGTCCACTTCCTCGGCGCATTCCTCGGTGTCGACGCGCCCGCAGATTGGACACTTCACACTTCCCCCTGCGCGTCGACGCCGGCCTTGGCGAATGCCTTGGCGAGCTTGCCGATGGCGACGTCGTGGATTTGGCGAACCCGTTCGCGCGTGATGTCGAGCGTGTCCCCGATTTCGCGGAGGTTCAGGTCCTCGTAATAAAACATACGGAGGATTTTCAGCTCCTTAGCCGTGAGCGCACTGGACTGCGCCTTTGCCAAGCATGCCAGCACCAGCTCGCGGCTGTCGTTCTCAACGTCAGGCTGCACGATGCCGGCATCGTTGTCCAGGAGCCCGAGGTTTTCCCCGTCGGTGTCCGGGAAGTTCCCGTGATAGTCGACGATATCCTTGGACCGCCAGAGCGTGGCGATTTCGGACCGGATGTAAGGCTTCGCGTAGCTCGAGAAGCGCTTCCCGCGCGTGTGGTCGAACGCCTCGAACGCCTTCATCAAGCCGAAGTTCGCCGCACTGACGACCTCGTTGTCCGGCAGTTTGCCCTTCACGATTTTTCGCGCGTAGGTGGCCGCAAAAAGAAGGTGGTTGGTGATGATGTATTCGCGCGCCTGCTGCACCTCCGTCGCCGTGGCCTTGACGCCGCGGGCGGTGGTGAACAGCCGCGTCTCGTCCTCGGCGGACAAGAGGGTGAACTTGAGGTCGGTCCCGGGAGCGTAGTAACTTTGGTTGTCGGTCATAGAAAAGTAGTGGGGGCACAGGGGCATCCACGGTCCGAAGCGAGAGAGGTATTCCTCCGCTCGATTCGAGCCCGTCGGGTTGGGCCGGTCTGAATATCCCACGATTAGGTTCTTCATTTCTGGTATGGGTTGTTTGGGGTCTGTGAGATTGCTTTGGCTATCGGCCCTTGCGGGTAGCGGTTGCCGCGGCAAATTGTGAACGTGCGGCGATGTTCGTCGCCACGGATTTTAATGTCGAAACCTTTTTGCGCGAGCACGGGCAGCATCTTGCCCAGGGACTCCGCGGTCGTGCGGCCCATGGCCTCGGACATGTGACAGTCAATGGCCATCGACATGTAAAGCTGGTAGGCGGTCCCTTCCCAGCAAGTTTTCTCCGGATGCCGCTCGACGAAGTAAAGGCGCATCCACTCGTCGACCTGCTCACCGATGGCGGCAGCGGACGACGACTGATTAGCTTCCTGAATGAGCGATGCATCATGGTAATGAACTGGTCCGTATCGCTTTTCTTTTCCCAGCCGGCGGGCCGGGATTTCGTAGTCGAGCAGATACCGCCCGAAGTATGGCAGCTCCCGAACGAGAATGCGATTTAATTCGTCGCGGTCCGGAAAAAGAAAGCCGTCCGTGCGGTTGGCTACGCAGCGAAAAAGATTCAGCTTGTCGAGGTTCGACATGCCTGTCTCGGGTAGCCCGCGCAAGCTGTCCGGGTCATCGTTGAGCGAGCCGAGGATACGCCCGGACCAGTCGATAAGGCCGGCTTTGCGGAATTTTTCGTTCGAGCGGAACGCCTGATTCGCGCAAGCGCGCTTCAGCATCTCGGTGAAGATGCGGTGCGAGCGTGGGTCGAGCCCCATCATGTTGTCGTCGATTGCCCAGATGAACACCTCGAACAGTTCGCTGTTGAACTGGTCGCGGCCCATTATCCAGTCTTGGCACTCCGCGTAGCCGCTGAACAGCACGCCGACGATGTAGCGCGTGTTGAGCGTCTTGCCGCAGGCCGGGGGACCGACGAAGAAGGTGACCTGTCCCGGCTTCGGGTTGCGCATGAACGCGGAGGTGTAAGCGTAGGCGAGATAGGCGATGTATGCCTCGAGCGCCTCGCCGCTGGTCAGCCAGCCGTCGTAGAACTTCGCGAGGAACGGGAAGTTGTCGCCCCACTTCTGCGTCCCGGACGCCGGCTGGAGCACGTCGCGATTGTGAACATTGAGAAACCTTTTTCCGTGCATCGGCATGATACCTTTTTGATAGAAGGAGAAGCTACCGGCGGATTCTATCAGTCCGTTGTTTTGGATGTGCGTGATTGCGTCATCCACCGACGAAGAGTTTTTTCCTTTGGGCCGGCGGTCGGACAGCCCGCGCTCACAGCGGAGGTGTCGCCCCAGGTCGTCCGCGCCGCCGAAGATGTAGTGACCGGTGCCCTGCTTGCGGATGAACTGTTTGCCGTCGTAAAAGATTCCCTCGACCGCGTTGCCCATCAGCTTCAGCTGATATTCAGCGACGAACTGCGCGCCGAAAAAGTCGGACCACAACATGAACGGCTTGTGCTGCGCACTTTTGGAGAACGAATAAATGCCCTCCTCGTTCACGATGGCGGACCGGGGGCTCTCCGATTCGGGTTCCCAGAACGTCGGACCCTGCGCGTCCTTCTTAAACTCCGCGGGACCGCCGGGCCACGCGGTGACGAAGTTCGGATACTTTTCCGCCATCTTCGCGGCGACGATGTCGAGTGGGATTTTTACCGCGTCCTTGACGCCGCCCCAGTTGAATTCCTTGACCTTGGTGAGGAGCCAGCCGAGGACCAAGTCTTTAGCCAGCGGCACGTCGTGGATTTTTTCCCAGCGGCAGCCGTTCGTGTAATAGCGCGTGACGGACTCCACCGCCGGCTCGTCCACGCCGGGGCACTGGCGATACGGCAGCAGCTCGTGGATTCGCTGCAGGATGAACTTGGCATAGTCCGCGTCGCCCAGGAAAGCGATGGGCACCTCGAGCAGCCACACCAGCCGATACTGGCCGGAAAAAGTCGTCTCGATGTAGTTCGGTTTGCGGTCCCCCATGCGCTCGAGCGCGCCATCCAGCTCGGGTCGCGTCAGCTTGCAGTCCACGTCGATGGGAACCGCCCGACCGTCGAACGGCGGATTCTCTTTGCTGATGCGTAGGTTCGGGTTGACGCCTTGGTAGCACGAATACATCTGATGCGTCGTGCTCGGACGGTTGGCCCAGGCATCGCGCGCCTTTTTATCCGAGAAACAGTCCGGCGGGACCTTGGCGAGATTTTCCGGTGGAAACTCCCAGGGCACACAAGGGGTGACTTCGTGCGAGCTGAGGTTGCGCAGAGAGAAAAGGTTCATTTGCAGTAGCAGGGAACCTCGTTTGCCTCGGCAGAGATGGGACAGCCGCGGAGCCACGGGGGGCAGGTCGACATGATGTCGCTCACCATCTCGGCGGTGATATAGCTCGCGCACTCGCAGACCGCTTCATCGTGCACGGTGAACAGCACGCGGATGCCGGGCGTGCGGGACAACAGCACGACGTGAAACGCGAACACGTCGCGCGCGGTCGCCTGCACCAAATTTTCGCAGAGCAGCCCGCCGTAAAAAACAGAGCGCATGCCGCCGACGTCCGCGGTATAAACCAGCTTGCGCTTCATCGTGCCCGTCGGCTCGCCGTCGTCATCCGTCTCGGGCACCAGCCGCCATTCCGACCGGACGTCGCGGTAGACCATCGTGCGGCCCGAGGGCAGCTCCATCCGGAAGTCCCCGCCACACGCCGCCTTGAAGCCCTCGTCCAGCTTGCGCCAGAGCGCCACAATGCCGGGATTCGAGTCGCGGAATTCCTTGACGATGCGGCGCGAGGTGGCCCCGTAGCCGGACCGCATCTTCGGGGTGCCGTCCTCGTTCCAGCACAGCTCGCCGTCGCGCGTTTTCTTCTGCTCGAACTTCGGGTCGTCCTTGGTGATGTCCAGGCCGGCCATCGACTTGGCCATCGTGATGAACTTCAGCCAGCCGGCGCCGTAGCCCAGGCCCAGCACGCGCACCTTGGAAAGCGCATACATGCCGGGGTTTTCTTTCTTCAGGTCGCCGCCGTCCCAGCCCATCGTGGACTTGGCGTGTGCGACATAAGGCGAGTCACCATCCGCCATCGCGCGCAGCGCAATGACGTCGTTGATTAGCCAGGAGAGAACGCGAGGTTCGATTTGGCTCAGGTCAGAAACTATCATCTTCATGCGACCTCCGCAGGTTTATCCGCCGTCAGCTTCTGCGGCTGAAGTCGGGTTCCACTAGTCAAAATTTGGTGCCACACGCGGCCCCGAAAAAGGACGGTCAGCCGCTCTCGCCATGTGAGCTTCCAACATGCGGTTACCCGTCCCGTCGCGCACGAATAGTGCGCCGGAAACGGCAGATAGGGCGGCTGGTTTTTCGCGATGACCAGCGTCTGTTCACGGAATTCGATTGGTGTCATGTTCGGGGAATGATTAGCCGGCGCACGTCTAACGTATGCACCGCGTCTTTTTTGTCGTCGACAAGCACGCCGCTCGCGTTAGCGTAGAGAGGCACCTTGCGAAAATTCTGGAAGTTCAGCCCGAAGTCGCCGGACCAGCGGCCCGTGTGCGCGCCAAAATATTTCAGGCCGAAGGGCATCGTGCCGTCCGGGCGCACCCGGATTTTGAAGGTCTTCAGCGTGGTCAACAGCTTGTTCGTCTGCCGCCAGTCGCCCACGGCTTTTATCCACGGGAACCGCGGCGAGTATTCCGCTTCCCAGGAGTCGAACGCATCCACGCCATCGCGCGACTTGACCGGCGGGCACGGGATGTTGCACTTGCGACACTCCGCGGCCATTTGTTTGGGTGACGTGGGCGGGTGGCCCTGCGCGGTCCACGGTAGCGCGAACTGGCAAGTGATGACCATCGTCTCGCAAATGCGGATGTATTCGTCGAGCAGCGGCACGTCAATTTGCACGCCGGTCATCCCTTGGTCGATGGTGATGCGGGACAACTCGCGCTCGAGCTCGGGCCACTGCGGACCAAACTTGTTCCAGAGGAGCCAGCAGTGGTAGGCGTCGCCGCGGCCATACTCCAGCATCCGGTCCCAGCCGGCGGCGTCGGCCTTGAGCTCCGCAGACGTCTTGCCATTCGCCTCCTCGCGCGTGGACTTGTCCACCCGGATGTCCAGCAGATGTTCGCACGCATCCGCCAGCGAGCGGAGGTTGCAGAGGTAAGAGCTCAAATTTGCAGTGCAGTGCCACGTAATTTTTTTCTTGGGTGCCCAGCCGCGGCGGACCGTCTCGTTGTAGACCGTGCTGTCGAACTGAGCATTGTGGGCGACCAGCGTCACGCCATCCGTGAAGTTGCTGTCCTCGAGGGTGTCCCAGTTGAAGTCATTCGGTGAGCCGGCCCAGGAATTGGACCCGTCGCTCACCGATAAAAGATAGGGGTCGAACCGGTCGTCCCGGCAGTAGCCCTCGGCACCCAGGTGCTTGATATCGTATTTGAGCTTCGTGTCAAAAAACGTTTCGTAGTCGAAGCCGAGATGGGATATCTTCATTACAATCTAACCAGTGCGGACTTTTCGGAAAATGTCAAGCCCCTCCGTGGGCTTGGCACCAGAGGAGAGTTTAAGGCTATTCAACGTCGTCACTGACAGGAGAAAATTCATCCAGGAATTTTTCTATTCCCCAAAGAATTTGCTCGCGCGTGAAATGGGAAATGCCGCAGGGTCTGCCGTTGCAGAACCACAGCCAGAAGTCCCGAACGTCGGCATCCGCCATCGGGGTGAACCCGTAAAGGGCTAGAAAAGACCGGACGTCGAAGGTCAGCCCCTCATCCAGATGATGGTTGTGCTGCTCCCGGTAGGCGTTCAGCGCTTCGGTTAGCCGAAGCATCCGAACGGGATTGGTGGTCATCATATTGTGACCCCCACGGATGGCAGCCGCTGCACCTTGTTGGCGATGATTTTCCGCGCGGCCATCTCAATGCGGTCGCGCAGTTTTTCCAGCGCGTAACCGCTGATGATGCGATAGCTCTCGGGCGTCGGCGGCAGCGAATGCAGCGGCTCGGGGACCTTGGATTCCACCTGCCTGATGACCATATCCACCAGCGCGTTGACCTCGTCCAGCGCTTCGCGGCTCACCCGCTCGAACTTGCCGGCGCGGTTGGCCCGGGAACAGGCGAGAAGGTATTCCCGCGCGTGGGTTTCGACGATTAAACGGTCGTTCATTGTCCGGCCTTCATAATGGAGGTGAGGTGTTCTCGGGCCAGCGCACGAAGCATCTCGCGACGTTCGGGCACCGACAGGATGGCTTTGATGTCCGTCGCCAGCTCCGCGGCGATGGCGTTGACGACGCGGTCGGCAAGCTCCTGCTCGATTCGGCCTGCGAGTTTTTTCTTCAGCGATTTCTGGTCCACCAGCGCCCAAACCTCGTTCATCAGGTCACGAGGAAGCTGAATGCGACTGGAATATTCGGGCTGCACCCAGGCGCCGTCGGAGATGATGCGCAGAACCCCCTTTTCGGCCAGCTCGCGGACCTTCTGTTCAAACGTTTGTTCACTCATCGGCGCACCCCTTGCAAAAAGATAAGCCCGGCGACGAGGAAAAACAGAAACCCCAGCGGGGCGTTCACCGCAACGGACAGAACCAAGCCGAACCCGGTGAAGACACCGATGGCGATGCGAAACAGGGAACCCAGGAGGTTCATCGGGGACCTTGTCGTTGAGGTTTGTTGCCGCTGGCGGCGACCTTGGCCCACTTGCTGATGCGGGCCTTGCGACCGACGTTGACGGCCAGCGCCACGTCATCCTGACGCGCGTGGTTGTGTTTGATGCGTCCGAACGCATCGGCTGCCGCCGCTTTCCGGCGCAGGGTGTTTTTATTCGCCATATTCGTTGCTCCTCTTGTTCTTGGCCCGGCTATAATGCTTGGCCGATTGTTTCACTTTGGTGACCGGGGACATCGTGCCCCAGGATTTCCGAATCTTCAACGGCTTCAATTTCTTCATGCCGGAGTTTCGCACAGGTCCCGCGTCCTGTCAACTTTTACTGAGCGCCCAAAAGAGAAGCCCCGGATAAAGCAGAACCAGCGCAACCGAAAGAATTCCTAGTAACATAAATCAGTCCGCTATTTAATCTGCGCCTACCGCGCACAACAAATAGCAATTCACGAAAAAGCGGGTCGAGGGGAAGAACGATAGACCCCCGACCCGCCCGTGGCGAGCGGCGCTTACTGCGCGCCGATGATTGCTTTGATGAAGTCTTGGAAGACTTCGCTGTTCTTCGTAGCGGGCCGGAGCTTCGGCACGAAGTAATAGTTGTCGTCCTTGGACTCCTTGACCGTGGTCAGGGTCCAGGCGTGTGCGAGGTAGCTCTTGCGGAGCGACCCGATTTTCCGCTGCGTGCGGATGGGCTTCGCGCCCTTGGTGTAGGCCGAGCCCTTCATGCCCCAGAGAGCGAGCGTGAAGAACCGTTCCGGCTGTCCCTCGACGGCGAACGCGTAAGGGAAGTCGTGCTGGTCGGGGTCCAGGAAGTCCGCCGGCTTCTCCACGAGGAGCAGCGCGGTGGCGAGCGTCTGGAAGTAGCGCAGCGGTTTGCCGCTGGACTTCGAGGCATCCCATTCTTTCCACGACAGGGTGCCGTTGTGTTTGACGACGTCGGCCTCGCTGTTAGCGAGCACGCCGAGCTTGCCGCCGGCCAGCTTCTCCGAGTATTGCAGCGGACGAAAACCGATGACCGTGATGTTGAGCGGGGTCGTCGGCGCTTCATCCTTGCCGGCGGGTTCGTGCAGGATGCTCTGGCCACCCAGGACGATGGCGCCGGGCGGGAAGCCTCCCTCGGCCATCATCTTGCCGACGAACTGAACGATGTTGATTCGCGGGAAGAGGATGTCCTCGTAGCGAATGTTGTCCTCGTCGAAAAAGCCGGGCTGCGCTTCGCGCGTGGCGACTTCATTTCCGGCGGGGGTGGGGTCCTGTTCCGGAGGGCAGGATTCGCCGACCGGGGTCGTGGAGTCTTCGACTCCGTCCTTAACGAAGGACATGTTGGGGTTACTCATTGTTGGTTTTTGGTGTTTTGGTTTTTGTTGCTTTTCCAGTCGTGTCCATGCGGAGGTAAGCGTAGGGCTCCCCCTCCTCCACGGCGCCGGCCTCGAGGATTAACTCCCCGAATTCCTTGACTGTCTCTTCTTTGCTACCGCGTTCTGCGGCGGCTGAGATTAGTTTTTCCAGCGGCCCGAGCGAGATGTCGAAAAGCGCTTCGACCATTTCGTGTTGTTCCTCGGGCAAAAATTCTTTGGCCATGTTGGCCAGCTCGCGCGCCTTGCCGGGCAGCACGTGCCGCTTCACGGACGACACCAGCTTGTAGCCCTCGGGCACGAAGTCGTCGGAGAGGATGGTCTTCTGTGTGGCCTGCGCGCGGTATGCCTCGGCCCATGCTTTCAGCACCTGCGCGACCTGCAGTCCCAGGCCGACGTCCTTGGGGTCCATCATTATCGACGGCGTCAGATTTTTCGGGATGTCGATGGGCCGATACTTGCGCCCGACATTCAGTGCCAGCTCCGCGACCTTGGGGCAGCGCCCCAGGTTGCCGCAGAAAGAACACGCCGAGACGCTTGGGCGTGCCGTCAAAAAGTCTCCCGCCCGTTTCGCCTCAATGGCGCGATGCACAACCGTTTTGACGCGCAGAAGAAGCGCGCCCGGATTGGTCATATCGAATGTGTGTTGGTCCACTTCGTCGCGGTGCGGGAGTAGGAAGGTGACAGTCACGTCCTCGACCGTCGGGTGCGCTTTCTTCATGCCCAGCGCATAAGATAACCCCTGCAAATTGTTGTCGGCGGATTCCACCGCATGCGCGCCGAACTTGTAGTCCACCAGCTCGCCGTGCAGCAGGTCCGCGGTCAGCAGGCCCCAGTCCATGAAGCCGGCGGTCGTGCCGTAGAACGCGGTGGTGAACCCAACGGATTCCAGCCCGGTGTCGGGGTCCACATTCGTGACCTCATGCATCGGTCCGTAAACGATTTCGTCGTCCACGGGCAAGTATGATTCGCGCAGGACCGTGCAGCCCGGGAAACTTTTCGCGAGCCGGTCGCAGAAGTCGCGGCATTGGGCGACCGCGGCAGCCTGAGCATCAGAGAGCCGCGGGTCGTCCAAGCCTTGTTCCGCAGCGTCGTGTTGCATCGTTCCGGCTTCCGCGGCCTCGCTGGTTCCCTGGCGGGTTTCCCAACAGGGGCAAGCCTCGCGCGCTTGGAGCGTGCTCGGGGAATAAGGATGATGGACTCGTGTTGCTGCGTTCGACATATTCTACACTCCAACCAGTGTGAACTTTTCCGAAAATGTCAAGGGGCTCACTCGCCCATGACACGCTTTTTCATTTTGCTGTGGGTGGGCGTCCAGCCGTGCTCGACAGCGTTCAGCAAATGCTTTTGCTTCTCGGCCTTTTCCTTGGTCGTGCACTTCGATTTTGTGCCGTGCGGCGTGGTGACTTTCACGCAGCCGCCTTTTTGCTTTTTGATTTTTACAGGCATGATTAACTCACCTCCCCTCGGTAGTAGTCGGGATGAATTGGAAAATTGTTGAGCCGCGGGTCAGGCAGCGCGTCCGGAAACCAGAAACGGACCCCCTGTTTGCGGAGCTGCTGCCGGCGCCATTTAATGCGGCGCCACTTGGTCCACTTGCGGACCGCCGCCGGCAGACAAACGCCGAACAAAAAACAGACTTGGTAGTCCGCCGTTTCCCAGGCGGGATTAATATTCCAGCCGGACGATTTCAATGGAGCCGTCATAAATAAACGACGACACTTCCGCGACGCAGCCCGTCTGCGGCTCGATGAAAAAGATTTCCCCGTCGTTGCGCACCACGAAGTTCAGCACGTGATACCCGGTCAGCCAGTCGTGTGTCGGGAACAGCGGCCAGTAGTCCCCGTCCAAGCGGACGTATGCCTTGCCAACGAGCACCCCGGGCGCGTTGCCATGCCAGCGCCGCACGCTCCACACCGAGGCGAGGTATTTGAATTCGGTGGCCTTGTCGTCGCAGTCGAAGGTGTCCGCTATCCAGGGAATCATTTCCCGGCGCGCTTTGAAAAATGCCATCAGGTCGTCGAGGGCGTCCTGGGTCGGGGCGGTGTAATACTCGTCCTCGGGGCCTTCCTTGACCGTCTCGGGGACGTCGTAGTGCAGGCGCAGCGCTATCAGGTCGACCGTCTCGAGCCAGCTCAGGACGGCCGAGGATTTGGGAGGGGTTATCGGCTCGTCGTCGGCCCACAGGACCGTTGCCGCCAGCAGAAGGGAGAGAAGTATTTTCACGTTCTTCCATAAGAGGTGGCGGCTGAATTCGGATTGTCAAGACTTCTTTTTGCGCAGCTTACGCAGGCGGTCATAGACGCCGCCCTGGTGCATTGAGGAAAGCACGCGAAGGTGCAGCCCAAACCAGTCGGCGCCATGTGTAAAATAGCGCAGGTGCGCGAGCTCATGCGCCATCACGTCGATTAGCTGATACGCATGCAGCCGGCCCTTGCCGTTTCGCAGCGCGATACGGATGCGCCCGTCGTTCGAGCAGTCCCCGTAAAAGTCCTTGTCCGGGGCCAACAGCTTGACGCGCCGGAGCGGGAGGTCCCAGCGCCGAGCGTAGCGTATCAGAGTTTTCTCCACGTAGCGCCAAAGCCGCGTGTCGTCGCTCACCACGTTATCGGCTTTTTTACACATCGCAGGAATTTGTGGTTGTGGTCGTAAACGTTGCCGGTGTCCACGTCGTAATAGCCGGCGGGCGGCGCCACGCCGGCGTTCCGGTCCTCGGGGTCCCACTTGGGCCAGAGCTTTTCCAGGAGCCACTCGGACGGGAAAAGGATGGCGAGGAATTCCTTGGCGTTGGGCCGCTTTTTATATAGCTGATAGAACAGTCTAAGCCGCCCCCAGGGCGTCCGCGGTCGGATGCGCGACGCGGGCGCCGGGATGCGCTCGCGGTCGATACCGGCGCGGTTCGCCTCGGCGAGTATCTCGGCCAGCTGGTCCGCGGGCGACTTGTGCGCGCTACCGACGCGGGTCATGCTGTTGTAATACCCGCGCTCGCGCTCACGGTCGCGTTGCGCGCGGGACTTGAACTTATTTCGCAGCCACTTGAACATCGTTTTTCTCCGTGAGTTGTTTGATGAGCTCGGGCACTTTGCCGCTCTTGTTGCGGTCGTCGATGAGCGTGCCGACGGCAGCGGCGTCCAGCTTGATTGCCATGCACGCCATCACATGGGCCTCGTGCGGCAGTCCGGATTCTTCGTCCGTGTCCTGGCCGTCTAGCAGCGCAAAAATGTGACGCAGGGCGGCCTCGTCGTAGACGGTCGCGCGGATTTTCGCCGCGCGCCAATTAAACTCCCCGTATTTCTTGGCGCCCAAACTCATTGCTCGGGAGAGATACAACAGCGCGATGGTGGGCAACAGCCGCAGCGGCGGTTTCTTCGTGCCGGCGATGTCCTTGGGGTTCGATGACGGCACGGGCTTCGTGTCGTTGGGAATTTGAACAAACGTGGTCGCGGAAAAAGGAGCGAGCCGCTTGGCACAGCGCCAGTCGAACACAGATTTCTCCGCAGTGGCGCCCTTGGACTTCTCGTAGCCGGGCAGCGCGACGTAGCCGGCGCAGCCCATGATGGCTTTCAAGTCCCGGCGCACCACGTCCTCGGCATTCATGCCCTCGGGGTATTTCGTGAAGTCGTGGTCTTTGGGCAGCGACTCGATTTTGAAACCGTCCTGGCGGTCCAGCTCCGCGGGGTTCACCGCCTCATAGCCGGCGTTGCGCAGCCGTTCGGCCATCTCGTAAAAGGCCGGGAAGTTGTATTGGTCAATGCCTCGCATTGGGCCGAGGACATAGATACGCGAGGGGACGACCTTCGGGGGAAGCTCCAGCGAGTCTTTCCCAGGTTCGGAACCACTCGGTGTCGGCCCAGTCGTTGTGGGCGGCGCGCCGCAGAATTCCGCCATAACGTGGCGGGCCTTGGCTTGGGCGATGGTTTCCTGTAGCTCCAGGAATGTTTGCGGAAGTTTTTGGTTGGTGTTCATTAGCATGTTGGTCCGGTGATGTCATTGTCGGAATTTGGCTGGTGCACATGGGGGCGTTCGAGCGGGTCCACCTCACGGTAGCGAGCGACGCATTGCGCCGCAGCGAGCAGCCGCTCAAGCTGGTTGAGTAACAGCTGGTCGGAAACGATTTTTCGCACCTCGGCATAAAAGTCTGGATTCATGGAAAAAAATTTCAGCTGGAAACGATTCCAATTTACGCTTTGAATTTTCGTTGGAGCCGCAAGGGCCGGGCGTCCCGTCGGGCGGGGGTTTTGGTGCGTTTCGCGATAACCCCTTGAATGAGAACGAGTTGGCGCCGCCACACGCGGGCGTCCGGGCTGACCATCCGGTCGACTACGGACCCCACCCCGCCGTGTTCCGAAATGAGACGCGCACAATTTGCCAGGAGGCGGGTGAGGCGACTTTCTTGCCGGTTCAAGTAGGCGGTGGACCGCCCCTCGAGCCGGGCGAGGAAAGATGTCTCGGTGAAGTGCGACGGCAGCAACAGGGCCGGCGGTCGTTTGGTTGCGCGGCGTTCGGTGGCCCGGCGTTGCTGGCGCGTAATGGCCCCCAGGCGCCCCAGGCGCGCTTGGGTTCGTTCTTCGGTATTCATGCGTTTGGTTCGTTCTGGCTTGTCTCCGTGGCAGCGGCGCTCGTGGCGCCCTTGCCTAGTTCGTTGGCTATCGCCACGGCGTTAGCGCACACCTCGCACAGCGCGAGGCGGCACCCCGTGGCGTCGTCCACAATCGTCAGCTGGCGGACCTGCACGCACTTGTGGCCGATGTCCCAGTCCAGGCAGTTGTTGTCCCCGGCCTCGGTGTGGAACGCGCAAAGGCTATTCGCACAGAATTTCATTCGATTCTCAGTTTCAGCTCGCGGGCGGTGGACCCGAGCAGCGTGGTGATGGATTGCGCGAGGTTCGATGCCAGGGCACCGCCCAGGATGAAGCCGCCCGTCAGGTTGACCGGCGTGCCGCGGAGGCGGTCGCGCAAGGTGATGTGCACGCGGTCCTGCGCCCGGCTGAACCGCAGCACGATGGTGCACGCGGCCCCGTGGAAGAACACTTGCCCGACGTCGAGCACCAAGCTTTTTTCGTCCCCGTTCTGCGGGAACAGCTGGCGGACGGTCTGCCCGTTCGTCAGGCGAATGAGCGCGCGGCTGCGCTTCTCGATTTTGCTGCCCACACGCCGCACGGTCTGCGCGTCCGGGTGCAGTTTCTTGACCTCGCGGAGCAGGTCATTATAAACCTCCTTGGCGGCGGCGCCGACCGCGTTGCAGGGGACCTCGACGGTGCACGGCGCGCCATCGACCAAAAACTCTCCGACCATTACGTTGTTGCTCATCACTCTTACCAGTGTGGACTTTTCAAAAAATGTCAAGGGCGCGTGTATATCTTCAGCTTGTCCTCGCGACGGTCCACGACGAGCAGCGCGCCGCTGTAAAAGCGCGCGAGGCAGCCGGCGATGTGCAGCCGCGGGCCGATGGGGATGTCAGGGTTCGAGGGTTCGGGGAAATTCATTTCCGCGAAGCGCGCGTCCAGCGCTTTTTCTAATTCACTTTTTTTCATGAATAAAGGGTTTGACCAGCGTGATAAAAAAATGCGTCCCGTCTGCCCGGTCGTCGTCGCGTCTTTCTCCACAATACGTGCAGCCGAAATACACCGCAACAAACCCGTGCTGATTCGCCCACTTTTCCAATTCTGCTTTTTGTTTTTTGGTCATAAATTATTCCTTCGTGGCCGCTGCCGCTTTCAGCTCGGCGATGAACGCCGAACCCAGCTGGCGGTGATACTTGCAAAGGATTCTCCAGCCGAGCGCGGCCTGCTTCTGCGTGATGCTCGTGCGGTGCGCGAGCGCGTGCCCGATTTGAACGTCGACCGCGGAAAACCCGACGTCGTCGAGCTTGCACGCGCCGTCGCACACGCCGGCCAGCATCTTCATGCCCTGGTGCACCAGCTCCACACAGCGGTCGCTCACTAGCTTCGCCTCCGCAGCAACGCGCTCGAACGTGAGGCGGACCTTGGTGACGGGCTCGACCTCTTCCACTTCGGCCTCGGACCAGTCCGTGATTTTGTCCAGGCAGGCGTCGATGACGTTCAGTTTTTCCACGATGGTGCGGGACATGTGCGCGTCAAGCGAGCCCTCCAAAACCAAGTAGCTGCACAGCACGCTGTCCTTTTGGCCGATGCGGTGCGCGCGGTCTTCCATTTGCGCATGCTTGCCCGGGACCCACTGCAGCTCGACAAAAATTACATGCGTGCCGGCGGTCAGCGTCAGCCCCTCGGCAGCCGCGAGGTTACCCACAAAAATATTGCACTCGCTGTCGGTCTGGAAGCGGTCCACTTGTTCCATGCGCTTCGCCGCGGGCGTGTTGCCTGTGATGACCGCCGCTTGCGGGAACTTCGCCACGATGTCGGCGACAATGTCCAGGTGATGCGCGAACACAAGCACCTTGCCCGATTCCATCGCGTCCTCGATGAACGCCAGACACTGCGGCAGCTTGGCGGCGGCGACCTTGTGCCGGAGCTCGGCCATGTCCTCGAACGCAGCGCCCTGCCCACGGCGCAACGCGTGCACCGCGTCCGCGTATTCTTCGCGGCTCTCGCCGGCGCGTGCGAGCTCAACGCGGGCGCGCAGCTCGGTCAGCACCGCTTCGCGCTCCTCGACCATATGCGCTTCCAGCTCGAGCAGCTCCTTGCAGCCGGCGGCGTCTAGCTCGATGACCTGACGTTGTTTCGGCGGCAGCTCCTTGAGCACGTCCTTTTTCAGGCGGCGGACCATGATGGAGGACCGCAGCTTATGCTGCAGCTCGGCCTCGTTCGAGTGACCCGAAAAGTCCCAGCCGAACCCGTTCTGCTTGGCGGCGCAATAGCGGCGCGCGTATTGAAAAAAGCTCGCCTTGGGCCACGCAACGGGGTCCAGGTCGTTCAGGACCGGCCAGAGCTCGATGGGGCGGTTTTCGATGGGCGTGCCGGTGAGCGCGACCTTGCGGGCGGCGCGAATGGCGAGCGTGGACTTCGTGCGGCGCGCCTTGGGGTTCTTGATGTATTGGCTCTCGTCGCAAATGCGGAGGTCCCAGTTCCGGTCAGCAAACGCCGGCAGGAACTTGTGCGCGATATCGTAATTGACGATGACGATGTCTGCCCGGGAAAAGGGCTTGTTGGCATACTGCACCTCGACCGACATCGGGCGCGTTAGCCACCGCTTCAGCTCGCGTGACCAGTTAATTTTGAGCGTGTTTGGGCAGACGATGACGACGGACTTGATGTCGGGCGTGGCGTTTATCAGACCGATGGCCTGAATAGTTTTGCCCAAACCCATCTCATCCCCGATAAGCACGCCGCGCTTGGCGCTCCAGCAGTCCAGCCCGAACGCCACGCCGGCCTTTTGGTAAGGCAGGTAGTTCAGCCCGGCGGGACGGGGGAATTCGACGTTCGCATCGGTCGCGCGGGACGCCTCGGCCACCACGGACCGGCGCGCCTGCTCGGCCTTGGCGGCGACGGGGTCCAGCGATGCCCACCAGTTAACAATCCACGCGCCATTCGGCTGCCGCTTGGGGGAGATGCCCGCCGCCTGAAGGGCGGGCTTGTTCTGCTTCCAACAGTCCCAGAAGGAGGCGGGGACGGTCAGCGCGACCCGCAGGTTGCGCTCGGACCCGTCCTGGAGCCGCACGCGACGCGGCGCGCCCCAGGGGAGGATTTTTTCAATCTGGACTTCGGTTTCGTTCATGGCGTCAATGTCGGTCAGGTTGGTGCCGATGTCAAAGCAATTCGCGGTGCGCCGCGGCCTTGGCAAAGACCTCGATGTGTCCCAGTCGGGATTCAAAGGTCACCTGTATGTCGCCGTCCACAAAATACACCCGGTGACGCCGGGACATG